GATGCGGGATTGTTGCAAGCGCGTTGCAAGCCGAGCACGGTTGCTACCGTGTCGACCATTCCCGGATAAACCCAAGCCATCCCGTCCGGGCTATCATGGCTCGCGGTCAATCCTCCCTCTCCGATGCCAACGCCGACCCTCGTCCGCAATTCGTTCGCCGCACGAAACCGCGCCTCGTCGTCATAGGCCCCGGCCCGCTCCTCGATCGCAGCGTCGAGCCCCTTCTCGAACGCTCCCCACTTGCTGCAATCCGCGTCGAGCCATGCCCGGACTATGAGCTTGAGGTCGTCGGCCGATTGCGGGCGTTGCGCCTGGAGGAACCGCTTGTCCTGCGCGATCAGCTCGGCCGCGAGCTTCCCGATCATCCCCACCGCCCGGCCGGCGTTGAACCGGATCGCGAGATCATTGATCGTGTCGCGCTTGGCCTCGTCGAACAGCGCGCGCTTGACCTCGTCGACCTCGGCCATGAGCGAGATACGCCCGCCCTCAAGCCCGGCGTCCGCTCCGATCCGAGCGACGACAATCCCCAAGCCCCCGAGGGCGCCGTCCTCGATCGCGCTGTTGAGCGCCTCGCGAACTGCCTCCGTCGTGATTTCGACGTCGTCCGTCTCCAGCGGCTTGCCGTCGACCGCAATGTTCGTCCCGCAGTCGAGGCAATGGGTAACGACGTGAAGATCGCCCGTGAAATGCTCGCGGGTTAGCCCGTGCGAACATGGCGAGGCGTCAGGAGCCGTTTTCAGCGCCTCGGCGGGGTCCGAGGTAGGTACGGGCCGGAATTCAGCGTTTCGGAGCTGGAAGGCGAACCGCTCGGCAAAATCAGAGGCATTGGCGAGGGCAACGCTCAACTCCTCCGCAAGCTGCGATAGTCCACCCCTCTCAACTCGCGATGTAGGCGATACGTTCGCCCCGTCACCCTCATTCCCAATGTGGTTAGTGTTCATGTTAGGTCGTCCTTTCGGGGTTGCGAGGCGCGGATTTGCGCTCGTTTCTTGTGAACGGTGCGCTCGGAACAGCCGAGACGGCGAGCGATGCGGGAAGCGCTCCAGCCCTTGCGAGAGAGGCGGAGAACGACCTTTGCGTCGACGCGGGAGCCTCGGTTCATCCTGGGGACGTAGACGCGCCCCAAGCCGCCGAAATGGAGGACGACGAGGGTTGCGAGGTCGTCGCCCAAGAACGCGCGGAGGCGAGCGGCGTTGGCGAGCTGGGCAGGAACGGAGACGGTTGTCCCGCCAGCGATTGCGGCGAGGCGCTCGGCGCGCTCCAGCCCCAAGCGCTCGACGAGGATCGTCTCGGTTCGGTTCATATCGGCTCGACCCTCACGACGGAGCAATCGACGACCCCGGCGACACGCTCAAGCGAGGGTCGGAGGTTCGCGTCGATGTAATCCGAATAGAACCGGGACCGGGTTCGGAGGAGGAGGATATCCCCTCGGATCGTGAAGGCGGTATGCTCGGGCGCGAGCCACGTCGCATAGGTTCCGTTCGCCGTTGCCTTGAGCTGGTCTCGGACCTTGGCGAGACGCGGGTCGTCGTCGTCACGTTCTCGGATCGGCAGTTTCGGCGCGGGCGGCTTCGACGGCTTGGTCGAGCCACGCCCGGCTTTGCGCTCCGCCAGGGCATGCGCCTTGCGAATGCGGCCGTCGAAGAACTTGAGCGAGCCGATCGAGCTTTCGTCGGAGCGTTCGAGCGTCTGTTCGATCACGGAGAGGATAAGCTCCTCCCCGATGCCGGCGAGCTGCCAGTCGCGGACGATATCCAGCTCTCGGGCAAAGGGCTTGGGGTAAGCGGGCGTGAGGTTGACGCCGCCGGCCCGTGCGCAGCGAGCCGCGAGGTTGACGAGGTCGTTCCGATTTCCCTCCTCGGCGACGTCGGGCGGCGGGTCCGCGCGCACGTCGTTGTTGTTATATGAATCTCCCTGTCCCTGTCCCTCTCCCTGTCCCTCTCCCTTGGACCCCGAAAACTGCGTGACATGGGGGTGCTGATCGCGTGACAGGGGGGGTGTGTCACGCGTGACATGGGGTTGTGTCACGCGTGACAGGGGTTCGAGGGGCCTCGTCTCGTCTTGCTTTTCTAACAAGTCGTCCGACGCGGCAAGGTCGAGGTTGCCTTGCGACGGGGCGGGGAGGGCGACGGTCTGGACCTCTTTCGGGCGGCCGAGCGCGTCCCATTGCTCATAGCTCGGCCCGGCGCGCTGATCGTTCGGGTTGCGCTCATTGTGCTTGCGGACGGCGGCGAGAAAGGTCCGGTGCCGCTGGCGCAGCTTGCCGGCCCATGCCTCGCGAACCTTCTCCGCCACGACGGGATGATAGAGGCGGCCGTCGCTGCACTCGACGAACCCGCGCAACGCTCCCTCCTTGACCAAGAGCCAATCGGAGACGCCTCGACCGAACCCGGCCGCGCGCGCTAAGGCGCGATCGTCGTTGGACAAGCTCCCGGCGGGGACGCCGTGCCATGCCGCGCCCCATAGCAGAATTGCGGCGACGACGGCGGCGGGCTCCTCGAACGCGACGAGGTCGGATTGCGCGAGGCGGACGACGTCAAGCGGCATGAACCGGAAGTCGCGGAGGTCGCTATCGTGAGGCGTGAGGGGCGGAGGGGCACTCATTCGCATAGTCCATATTGAGAGAAGCAAGCCGGCGCGTCCTCGCGTTCGAGCGCCTGGAGCAAGTCGAACTGGCGCCCGCCGCGCGTTGTGCGGGTCCACTCGACGACCTTGTCGATCGCGCCTCGGCTCCAGTCGTCGGGATCGCCAGGGACCTTGTCGGCCGGGAAGAACGTCGCCCACGTTCCATCGCCTCCGCAGTCGCGGCGGGAGACCATGGAGACGCGGCGTTCCCAATCACGGAGGCGGTCGATAATCTCGGGCGTATGCTCCGCGACGAGACCTATCTCCTCCTTTTGCGAGTTGATGCAGGGCCAGCAACCGACGCGGCTCGCGCCCTTGAGATAGAGCGGGTTCGGTCGCAAGCCGTGGCGCTTGGCAATGGCGAACACGTCGGCCGCGCTCCAGCTATGCAAGGGCCGATAGACGACGCGACTCCCGCCGTTTGCCTCCCGGCGTCGTTCAAGGACTGGCTTCGCGGCCCGCGCCTTGCTCTCTTGCGCGCGTTCGCCGACCCAATCCACGACGGTATGACCGGCCGCGAGCGCTGGCGCGCGTGAGGCGAATAGCGGAGCGAGCTTGAGGTCCTCCGTGCAAAACTTCGCCTTGCGGGACGGGAAACGGCCATGGAGGAGGCAGATATCGAGAAACGCGATCCCACTCGGCACGAGCGCCGCGACGGCCTGCTCTATGCGCTCTTGCGGAACCGGCGGGGAGACGATCGTTGGGCAGTCGCATGCCGCCATCCAAGCCTTGAGCGCGGCGCTCCTCTCGGGCGAGTGGCGACAACCTGGGGCCAAGGCAGGGATAGCGGCCTTGCGATCCGCGCATTCGGTCGAGTGGCGCTTGCGGCGCAGCTCGTGAGGCCAGAGCTTGCGGATCGATTCGCGCTTACGCGCGAACGCGGCCTCGTCGCATAGGCCGGGCACGTCATAAGCGGAGAGCCGCTCGATCGGGACCTCAAGAGCGCGCTCCAGATAGTCGACGTGTTCGAGCGTGATCGGGTTCTCATTGCCGACGTCGACGAACTGGAAGCGCGGCCGGAAATCCGCCCGGCGCTGCATACGCTCCTTTGCGACGCATGCGGTCGCCGCGCTGTCCTTGCCGCCGCTTATACCAACGAAATGCAAAACGCTCATGAACCCCGCCTGCGACCGCCGCCGAACTTATTCGCGCTCGTGGCGCCCATCATGCGCTTTTGCATTGCGGCCTCTTTCCGTCGCGCCTTGGCCTCGGCCTTGCGGCGGACGACTTCCGACCATGGCTCTTTCTCGCGCCGGAGCTGCGCCGGGGTCGGGATCGGAGGAGCGCCGAGCGGGCCGACGATAGGCTCGATCAGGACCTCGATCCGCTCGGGCGAGCCGTAGCGCTTGCGGCCGGCCCACTCGACGACTTGGGCGTCGTCCCTCCAGACGATTTCATTGCACGCGTCCCATATCAGCTTCTCGATATTGTCGCCGTCCGGTTTCCCGTCGTCGAACACGGTCGAGCCGTTGAGGAGCGCCTCGCGATAGCGTTTGGGCCAGCTCGCGGGGATCGCGGAGACGGCGGTCAACGTGATGCGAACCGGGCATGTCCATGGATCGCCAGGACCGAACACGCCGCGCACGAGTTTTTTGACCTCGCGCTCGACCTTGGCCGTCTTGGCGTCCTCGTGCATCCGGCCGGATCGGGTGTCGATTTGCGGGCGACCCTTTCCAACGGGCGGCCCCTCGACGGTGAATTCGATACGCAACGGGGTTCTCCTCTCGCTATCCTCGGGATGGACCGGAGCGGGCGTCGCTCAAGACGTGCCGGCCCATCCCTCGGGAGCGAGAGGAGGTTAGCCCTCGTCGCCCTGTTCGGTTTCAGCCTGGGCCGGCTCGGCCGGCGGGGTTACGGCAAGCGGCGAGCGCTGGACGACCATTCCCTCGCCGTGCGATTCGCATTCGTCCTTCGCCTCTTGCAGCGTGAAGCGCATCGCCTTCTCGGCGTCGTCGGTCCACGGGTCGTCCTCGGAAGCGGCCGCGAGCCATACCTCGCCCTCGGCGTCATAGACGATCCAGTCGGCCGCGTCGGGATCGCTGGCCTCGGCGTCGAGGTCCTCGCTCGATTCCGCGGTTCCGTCCTCGCCCGCGAGGTCCTTGTCATCCGATGGCGCGGCCGGCGGCTTGTCCTCCGCGAACTGCGCGTCGGCGAACGGGATTTCGACCTGTCGCTCGCCTGGATCGTTGGGCCGGCGCGCGCCGAGGAACCGCTTGTCGCTCGCGCTCACAACGACGACGCGTTGCCCGGCGAGGTTGTAGGCGTCCATGAGAACGTCCTTGTCGACATGCTCGACCTTGAGCTTGACCTCCAGCGTCTCGCCCTTGACCGAAAGGGCGTCCAGCATCGTGCCTTGCAGCGTGACGCTTTCCTCCTCGGCGATGATCAGGACAACGCGGCGAACGACGAGCTGCGCGACCTTCGTCAACTGATCGTCGAGGGTGCGGCGCTCGTTTGCGTCGAGCAAGTGATATGCCTTGTCGCGGGCCTTGAACAGCTCGCGGAGGACGTCGCGGATATCGCCGACCGCCGTTCCGCTCTCGAACTCGGCCTCCTCGACGATACGGACAAGGCGGTCCATCCGGCGCTGATATGCTTCGTCGACCCCGTTTTCGTCGGCCTCGTCGGACTCGGGCGGGTCCTCATTGGCGGGAATGGCGCCAGCGACCACGCCGTCGACCTTGACGTCGCCGTTGATCTTGACCGAACCGCTTTCGACCTCCAGCGCCTCGGCCGTTGCGGCCGCAGCTCCGCCAATCGCGCCGGCCGCCGTTTGGTTCGCGTCGCCGCCGGCATCCATGACGGCCCCGGCTCCCTCGATCGCGCCAGCAGCGACCGTGTCGGCGATATTCTTCGCGGTGGTATGGTCGGCCGCGAGGTCCTTCCCGAGCTGTTCGAGCGGGTCCGGTGTCTTTTTGCCTCTTACCACAATCTATCCTTTCCGTGTTGAAGCCGAACCACTCGGCGAACGTGATCCCGGCCGAATGCGGCCGAGGGATGGGGGAGCCGGCTCGCGCCAGTCGAGAAAGAGTGTCTCCGTGCGGTACGGGCCGCCCGCGCTCCAGACGAGCCACGCGAAATCCTGTTTGCCGCCCTTGAAGTCCATTCCTTGCGCTTTGAGGCGCTCGACCTCATGGCCTGGGGGCATGGACGGGCGTTTCATGAGGAGCCCGACGTGCGACGGTTTTCGCTTCGTGTAGAGCAAATCTAGCCGCTCCTGCCCGAACAAGATGTTGCTCGGCACGAGGACGGCCATCCGGTCGAACGGGACGATATCGAGCGCGCGCAAGATGAACTGTTCGGTCGTTCCGGTCGGCGCGTTGTACGGCGGATTATAGACCATGGAGAGCGGCCGATCGCCAGGGTTCGGCCATTTCGTCGCCATGAGGAAATTCGAGCGGTAGAACTTATGCCGCGCCATGCGGTCGACGATATCCGAGCCGATCGTCGCATGTCCGAACTTATTCGCGACGTTGAGCGTGTTCCCGGTTCCGCAACACGGGTCCCAAATCAGGGCGCCCCGGAAGTCGATCGCGCGGAACAGGGCCTCGACCGGCTCGGCGTTCTCTCGATAGAAGCCGTGCGGGTCCTGATCGTAACCCTCGGCTTGATGCTTGTTCGCCATTATGCGCCCGTGCGCTCGGCCTCGAACGCGGCGAGAGCATCCTCCAGCTTGCCGAGGGTCTCGACCGTGACCTTGCCCGGTTCCTTCTCTGCCCGCCAAAAGGTTTGACGCGCGACCTTGGCCCGATCGCAAATCTTGGCCGGCGTCACGCGCGCCAAGTGAGCCCGCCGTTTGATTTCCGCGATAGCCTTCGCGTTCTCGCTCTCGACGTCCATTCGTGGTCCTTTCTCGCAACTCGCTTGCAACATTCGAGCAACGCCTATAGGACGGCTAGGCGACCAACGCAACGCAAATGGAGAATGAACGATGGGTGTCTATCGGATGAATATCGAGGGCCGGAACAAGCCGGTTCTCATGCGGGCCAAGAGCCTGTCGGAGGCTCGGGGCTCGCTCGTCGACGGCGAATCGCTCACGGCCGAACAGGTCGAGGAGGCTCTCGTCGCGGGCGAAAAGGTGTGGGCGCCTGGCACTCCGCTTCCCGAGGACGTCCCGGCCGAGCTGGAGAAGGGCACGGAGGGCGAGGACTCGTGAAGGGCGACGCGATCAAGGCGCTCGCCGGCAAGGCCGCCGCGAACACTCGCCCGAGCGACGAGGAAATCGGCCTCGCCATCGCCGAGGGGGTCGACATTCTCCTCGCGTTCTTCGCCGACGTCGGCCGGATCGCCGATGCGGCGGAAAAGGTCGCCGAGTGCGCCGATGGGGTCCACCCCTCGGCTTTCCGCGTCATACCTCAAACTTGAACTCGGGGCCGGGTTCGTCCCGGCCTCAACCCATGGAAGGGCAAGGCATGAAAATCATTAGTTTGCAGGCGCAGGGGATCAAGCGTCTCGTCGCCGTCGACATTACCCCTAACCCCGGCATGAACCGGGTCGGCGGGTTCAACGGAGAGGGCAAGACGTCCCTCCTCGACACTATCGCGATGGCGTTCGGCGGGGCCGATGAAATCCCCATGAAGCCGCTACGGACGGGCGAGGAATACGGCGCGATTCGGATCGGCGTCGGCACGGCCGAGGAAACGGAGCTGCGCGTCACGCGGTACTTTACCGACGAGGGAACGACCTCGCTCAAGGTGCAGAGCGGCGACGGCGCAACCTATGACAAGGGGCAAACCAAGCTCAACGACATTATCGGCGCGATATCCTTCGACCCGATCCGCTTCGCCGACATGGACCCCAAGGCGCAAGCGGCCGAGCTGCGCCGCCTCGTGCCGCTGGAGGTCGACCTCGACGCCCTCTCGGCCAAGGACAAGGCCGACGTCCTGGCGCGGCGCGACGTGAACCGGGACGCTAAGGCGCTGTTGCCCCGGATCAACGCGATTGCGCTCCCCGAGCCGATGCCAGCCAAGCCCGACCGCGACGCGATCGTCGTCGCCCTGGGATCGGCTGGCGAGACGAACGCGGCGATCGAGCGCGAGCGCCAGCGTCGGGGAACGCTTCGCGGCTCCGCCGATGCGGCCGACGAGCGCGCGAAGTCATGGACCGCGACCGCCGCTCGTCTCCGCCGGGAAGCCGAGGAGGCCGACAAGGCGGCGCAGTCGGAGGATGATTTCGCGCAAGCCACGCGCGCCGAGCTGGAGGCGTTGCCGCCCCTCGACGAGACGGTCGACACGGCCAAGCTCTCGGCCGAGCTGGAGGAGGCCGACAAGGCGCTCCGCGTCCATCGCGCGGCCGAGGATCGCAAGGTCCTGCAAGCCGAGTTTGACGCCCTGGAGGTTAAGTCGAAGGCGTTCACCAAGGCGATAACCGATCGTGCCGCGATCCGGGCGAAGGCGCTTGGCGAGGCAAAAATGCCGGTTGAGGGTCTGTCCCTGGCGCGCTTGTGCGACGCGGTCCCCGGCGAGACGTCCGAGGAGCTGATCGTCACATACAAGGGCGAGCCGTTCTCGCAATCGTCGCGCGCCGAGCAAATCCGCGTGTCCATGCGCCTTGCCATGGCGGCGAACCCCAAGCTCCGCGTCATGACCATTCGCGACGGCTCGCTCCTCGACGAGCGCGGGTTCGCGCTGATCAGCGAGATTGCGGCCGAGGGCGACTATCAAGTGTTCGTCGAGGTCGTCGGCGAGGGCGAGGAGAACGGGATCATTATCGAGGACGGCCGCGTCAAGGGCGCCCCCGAGCCCGAGGTCATCCCCGGCCCCAAGCGTCGCAAGCCGAAAGCCGAGGCGGCCGAGCCGGAGAAGGTCGAGACGAACGGGGCCGACCATGACGTCGCGATCGTTGGCGACAAGCTCGTCGTCGAGGGGAAGGTCGTTCCCGAGGTCAAGTCGATTACGTCGACGAGCGAGGGGCCTCCGGCGGCCGAGCGGCCCGCGCGTCGCAAGGCAACCGCCATGCGCGAATTCAACACTAAGCCGCTCGGCGGGGACTTGTTCGGGGGTGAGAAGTGAACGCCGCCGAACCGGCCGATCGCATCATCGCGCTTGCGCAAGCTCTCCTCGCAACGATCGCGAAGCATTGCGACCGTCAGACAGAGGACGGGTTCGCCGATGCCTTGAGCGCTCTCGTGAGCGTCACGGCGCTGGCGATCAGCGAAGCGGGAGGAGACGTTCTCAATCACCTTAGCGGAGCCCGCATGGCCTCCGAACAGCTCGCGACGATGATCCTCGCAAACCAAACGGGCGAACTCTCCGCCCTTTACGCAAAGGCAAACTGACATGACCACGAACGACGAACAGCTCGCCGGTTTCTATGACGACTTCGACCGCGATCCGAACAGCCCGAAGCCGCAACCCGGCGATCATCCGGGGATCAAGCGCGAGCTTTGGGGTCTGTTCCCCGACGTCGATATCGCCGCGTATCACCGCGACGAGCTGGCGCCCGAGCCCTCCCTCTCGAATAGCGGCATGAAACGGCTTATCGCCGAGACCCCGCTCGACTTCGCCTATCATCATCCCCGGATCAATCCCGAGGCGGTCAAGGAGGCCGACGACACGGCCGCCAAGCGCCGGGGCGACGTGGTTCACCAGCTCGCACTAGGCAAGGGTCGCGGCTATGCCGTCCTCCCCTTCGACGACTTCCGATCTACCGCCGCAAAGAGCGCGCGCGACAACGCGGTCGCGGACGGCCTTACCCCGATCAAGCAAAAGGACTTCGACGAGGCCGAGGTTATGGCCGAGGTTCTCCGCGAGCGGATCGAGGAATACCTCGACGGGGCGGCCTATCAAACGGAGGTCGCGTTCATCTATCAGCACATGACGGCGGCCGGGCCGATATGGTGCCGGGGCCTCATGGACGTATGGTGCGAGGAGCGCTTGATCATCCTCGACCCCAAGGTCACGGCGCGGCTCTATGACGATAGCGTCGGCCGTCACATGGTCGATATGGGATGGGATCGCCAAGCGGCGTTCTATCCGCATGCGGTCGGCGAAATCCTGGGCCAGGGCGGGCGCGTGAAATTCCGCGACCTCATGGTCAAGCCCGAGGCGCCCTATACGAGCCGCGTCGTCGGCCTCGAAAAGAGCGACGAATATCAAGCAATCCTCGAATGCCGCTCGGCCATGGAGCGGTTCGGAGCCGGCATGTATTCGGGCAACTGGCCGGGTTTCGGCAATGAAACTCACTTCGTCGACTTGCCGGCCTGGACCCGCAAGTCCCGTGAGGAACGCTACGGCACGGGGGCGCAGTAACATGGCGAAAGGTTTCAATCCGCAGCCTCGGCGCTTCGTGGCGAACCCGCCCGAGGACGATATCCCCTCGCTCCTCCTCGGCCTCATGGGGCCGCCTGGAGGGGGCAAGACTAAGTCGGCGCTCCGCCTCGGCGACGGGATTTCCCGCGTCCGGGGCGGCAAGCCCGCCTTGATCGACACGGAGGCCGGGCGCTCGCTCAAGCATCGCCGGGGCTCGCGCAACCCTCACGGCCACGACTTCGACTATATCCCGTTCTCGCCTCCCTTCGCGCCCGAATATTTCCTCGACGCGATCCGCGAGGCGGAGAAGCTCCGGCCCTCGTGCATCATCATCGACTCAATGAGCGACGAACACGAGGGCGAGGGCGGCTATCTCGCTTGGCACGATCTGGAGGTCACGGAGACGGCCGGCGGCAACAAATGGGCGGCCTGGGCAAAGCCGAGCGCGTCTCGCCGGAAGCTGATCGCCGGCCTCCAGCATATCAAGATTCCCGTGATCATGACGTTCCGAGCGCGGGAAAAGACGAAACAGGTCGGGCAAAAGATCGTCCCTATTGGGTTCGTTCCAGTCGCCCCGATGGAAGTCGTTCACACGCTGGACCTTACGTGCCTCCTCCCGCCCCGGTCCAACGGCGTTGCGATATGGTCGTCGAATGAGGAGGCCGAGCGGCTCACGCTCAAGTTTGCCGGGTTCCTCGCGCACTTGATCCGCCAGGGCGCCCCGCTCGACGAGCAATTCGGCGAGGAGCTGGCGCGGTGGCAGGCAGGCGAGGCGCGGCCGATGGCAGGGGAAGGCGGCGAGACCCGCCGCAAGCGCACGCCCGAGGAAATGGTCGACGCCTATGTCGCGGCCCTCGACGAGCTGAAATCAACCGACGACCTCCTCGAATATCAGAACGACGAGCGCCGGGCCGAATGGGTCGCCAAGCTCAAGACGGCGCGACCCGACTTGCACGATCGCGTTGTCACCGCGAACAGCCGGCGATACGCGGCCTTGCAGCCGAAAGAGCCCGAGGGGGAGGTCTCCGTTCGTGATCCCGCTCCGTCGACCGACGAGGACGACGATCAATTTCCCGGCGGTGGCAAGTGAGCCGGGCCGATCGGTTCGTCGGAGCAATGGTCGTCCTCGCGACCTCGCTCCATTTCCTTGCGTCCGTGATGGAGGACCTCGCCAAGGGCACGGCTTTGGACGCCGTGTTTGCAGCCTGCAACGTCATCACGGGGACGCTCGCCGTCCGCTCAATCTGGAGGGATAGACTATGACCGCCGAAACCCATCTGGAGGCCGCTCGCGTGCTGTACGCCGAGCGGGACCTCCTCAAGCGCGCACTCGACGAGGTCGACGCCAAGATCGCGGCCGAGCGCAAGTCCTATTCCTTCGCGACCGGCTGTTGCGTGCCGATCCGCGAGGAGAGCTTTCGTCGGGAGGTAATCAGTCATGGCTAGGCAGTATGTAGCAATCGAGTTTCGCCGGGGCGGGCGGACCTATACCTATCATCACGACGGCGAGGCGATCGTTCCTGGCGACGAGGTCAAGGTTCCCGATCGGAGCGGCGATGGCTGGAGCCGGGTCCGCGTCGTCGAGGTCGATTGGATCAAGCCGGGATATGAGACGAAACCGATCCTCGGCCGGATCGAGGCGGAAGGGACCGAAAAGGCGATCGTCAACGCCCCCGACCGCAACGACCCTAAGCCGACGCTGGACTTGTTCGGGGGGCGCTCATGAGCCGCCCCCTCAAGGCGCTTACGGTGTGGCAACCCTGGGCAACGCTGATCATCGTCGGGGCCAAGCCGTTCGAGTTTCGCGGATGGGCGTCCCCGCAATGGCTTGTCGGCGAGGACCTCGTCATTCATGCCGGCTCGCGCGCGATCAAAGCCGAGGAGGTCGAGGACCTGATCGAGCGGCTCTCCGACGAGCGCACGGCCTGGACGACGGGGCTATTCGCCGAGAAGGCCCTCCCGGTTCTCGACCGCGCCCTCGCGCAAGCTCGATACAAGGCGCCCAAGCGGCCGCCGGCCGACCTATTCGGCGATCCTCCAGCTCCTCCCGCGCTCCCGTTCGATCCTCTCCCGCGTGCGGCCGGGCTCGGCGTCGTCAAGGTCGGGCGCTCCGTCAACGGCAACGATACGGCGGAGACATTCGGGCATCGGATCAACGACTCCGATCGCGAGGCTCATGCGAATTGGGGCTGGCCTATGCTCGACGTTCGGCCGTTCGCCGAACCCGTTCCAATGAAGGGGGCGCAAGGGCTTTGGCCTTGGCCCGATGCGGAGGCGATGGCTCATGGCTGATCTATTTGACGCCTCGCCGGTCACGCGCCACGAAAAAGCGGAGTGCATCCGGCGCGAGCTGAAACTCCGCCGCCGCGTCTATCCCCGGTGGATAGAAACCGGCAAGCTCAAGCGCGAGACGGCCGAGAAGGAAATCGCGACCATGGAGGCAATACTCGCGGACTATGAGGGGCCAGCTTGATCGAGGTCGAGCCGGCCGGCAACTCGTGGCGCTGGACGATGATCGGGGTTTGCGGCCGCGTTCTCGTCGAGCGTTCGGGATACTGCTCTCAAGCATGCGCGATAGAGGCGGCTCGGAGATACCGGGTCGCCTTTTTCGTCGGGTCTGGAGCCGTAGACCATCGGCAAGGCGCATGCGTGTAGGGCCTTGCGCCCCGCCCGGTTGCAGGATACCCCGCAAGCATAGCGATGGGGCTAGGAGGACGTCTAATGATCAGCGCGAAACAGTGCCCGGATAATGCGGATACCGCTCCAGCGGGCCGCGCTGGCGAAATTAGGCCGAAACGGCAGATTGCCCGGACGTGCCCCGAGTGCGGAGAGGATTTCGCCGTCCCGTCGAGTGGTCCCGGCGGTCACAAGCAATTCTGTTGCGAGGCCCATCGCCAGGATTTCCGCAAGCGGTGCGCCGCGCGCGGCAAGGTCCTCGTGCCTTACGTGATGGCCTGGAGGACGGGCCGGCCGGGAGGCGGGCAGAAATCGAGCCCGATCGTCAAGCAAGCGTTTGCGGAAATGAACCGCATCCTCGACCAATTCGCGGAGGAGGATCGGAAGGCCGGCCGCCCGAAACTCGTCGACTATGTCGGCGGGCTCATGGCGACCGGCTTCACGTATATGGACCGGAGGCGGCGTTAAGCCGAGGCCGGCCGCTTCTCGTCGACGATGACGACCGCGTCGGAGGCCGACCGTGCATAGGTAACGGTCTTTCCCTTTCGGCGGGCCGCCAGGATCGCCCGCCAGCCCGACGCAATGACCGGCGCGAGGATCGCGATAACCATCGCCCCATCGCTGGAGCGAACCCACTGGAGCAAGCCCGAAAGGTCATGTGCGCCGATCAGGGCGACCACGATCGGGATTGCCGAAACGATCACGATAACGTCGCGAGCAATCGCGCCGCCAGCGGCCGGGAGGACGGACGGATTGATCACGTCCGGGGCGTTGGGGTTCTTCATGGTCAAGCCTCACTCTTGGAAACAGGCACTCCGGCGCGGTCCAGCTTTTGCGGGACGCCGGTCACGGGCTCCCCCTTGGGCCAGCGGCGCGCGACGCAACGGGACTTCTCAATCCGCGTGATCGTGATCGCGTCGCCCTGGTTGCCGCCGAGGCAATGATAGTGCGTCGAGTCCTCGCCGAGGTAGAGCGTCACATGCCCGCCGCCCGCACGCTCGAACACGAGGACCGCGCCGGGAGCGAGGCGATCCGCTGCAAGCGCCGAGCCCCACGAGGCCCACGACTTCGCGCGCACGGCGATTGCCGGCGGGGTGAGCTGGCATTGCGTCATCCACCACGCCATGATTGCGCCGCACCACGGCACGGAGTCCGCGTTGTACGCGATCCCGAGCGCCTTCGTGATGCCGGCAAAGCGCTTCATGAGAACCGGGTTGTTCGCCACGCCGGGCGTCTCGCGAATGCCGAGGTCGGTTCGCGCCAGGGTGAGCCACCGGGGCTCCGTCGTTTTCGTCATGGCTTGTCCTTTTGGGTGTTGAACATGATCCCGAACGCCGACCCGAGCCGTTCTTTCAGGGTGCCGGCCATACTGGACTTGCCAGCCTCTATCACGCCCGACCCCATTCCGCCGAATCCTACGCCGATCCAGAATGCAGAGCCGCCCGCGATATTGTGATCCGCGACCGTGAGGAACGCCCCAAGCATCGCAAGGAGCGTGACTGAAATCTCGGATCGGGTGAACTTGAGGAGCGGGAGGCGAACAAGGAGGACGGTCAAAACGGCGATCCCGGCCGGGACGACCGGAAATGACATTCCGTAGATTGAGGCTATTCCGGGTGCGGCAACGCCAGCGGCTCGCGCGACCGCACTTTCCGGGTTCATCCGCCTATTCCGTATCCCTTCGCCACGGCCATGAGGACCGCGATCACGACGACGACGAGGAATATCAGAACTGCCCGCCCCAAGCGAGGCCACACGCTCATAAGATCGACCTCAAGCGTATGCGTTATGCGGCTGCGCAGCACGAGCATGACGAAAGGATAGATCGAGACGAGGATCGCCATCCATAGCGCGACGACGGGGAGCGCGAGGGTATCGAGCGACCGCTTGATCAGCAGAACCCGAGCGATGAATACCGGGCTGATATTGGGGTCCCCGAAGCATGTCATATAGACGACCTCGGGGGCCGAGCGGACGAACGTCGAAAGGGCGACGCCGCCGATCATGAACCGGAAAAGTGCGGCAAGGCTGGCGGGATGATCAATGAACCGAAAGCGCCAGGTATCGCGGATCATCCAGCCGAACACGATCGAGGCGAACACGGAGATTGAGAGGACGGCCGCCAGTGCGCCGCCGTAGAGCCAGGGATCATCGCCAAAGCTCGGCGGGTAGGGCGAGAGAACCCGCGCGATATCGTTCACTGTTGCCGCCGGGTTCATGCCCAATCCTCCACTCGGAACGACCAACGCGTGAGCGCAGGGTTTAGCCGCTCATATGGCTGGAGCTTGTCGAACATGCTCCAGTGCAATCGTTCGTTGAGGCCGGGTGAGACGTCCGGGTTCTCTACCGCGAGGACGCTCCGTGTCTCGCCGAGCTGGAGCGAGAGGTCCCATAGTTGATCAACCTCGTCGACCGTAAGATCGCCCATGGTGAAATCCCACGAACCTTTGACGATGCCGGGAGAGACGCCGAACCCGCCGCTCGGCATGCGCTCACGCGATCCGGTGTCGATCGGGGTTCGGCCGCCGCCGTATTCCCGGCCGAATTTGGGTTGGAACGCGAGGCCAGCCGCCAGGACCGCCGCATAGAGCGCGTTATTGCCGGCGGGTTGCGTGAGGCGAACGTCGATATAACGGGCGTTGATGGGGTCGCCGACCCGGATCGCCCCGGCCTCGGGATCGTTGACGAGCTTCGACCTCCAGACGAACCCATGGCGCGGCCGCCGGGTTGTCTTGTAGGGCGCCGGCAAAACGGCCCCGGTCCATTGCGTCTCGCCGGCATTCGCAACGCCGCTCGATACCGCCATCGCTGCGCCGTCGCCCGCATTCGTGAAGCCGAGGAACACGGTATCGACCGCTTGGACCGATCCGAGGTCGATCCCGATAGTCACTTGCGACGCGACCGTATTGTCGACCCATACCTCGCGAGGGTTGCCGTTGAGCAAGCGCGCCACATTCGCGCCACGAGAGGCCGTGATCCCGACGACCGGGAGCGGAGCGACGATCAATAGGGAACTCATGCGAGCCGCCTTATCACGGTGAGCGTCGTCGTGTCGCTACTCTCCGACTCGACCGCCCTCACGACGAGAGCGAGGGAGCCGGTCTCGCCATATCCCATTGGCTGCAACGAATAGGTCCGCAGGCGAATGCGCTTGCCGATCAAGTCATGCCGGAGGCCCTGGACGACATGCTCATCGCGCACGAGCGGGCCGCCGAGGAACCGGAGCTGGCGTGCGGCCTCGTCGTCGGCGTCGTAATTGTAGACGAGCCCGGTCATAAGCGACGTGTCGATCGCTCGCTCGCCCCATCGGGCCGCGACGTCGCTGTCTGTCGCGGCGACATAGAGCCCGTCAGCTTTGAGCCATGCGGCATAGCCGGCGTCGACCGGAGGAGTGATGATCGGCATTAGCGGTATCCGATTTCAGCAATGAGCTTTGCGTTGTAGACCGTGCCGCCGCCCTGGTCTCGGCGTCCTTCTATTGCATAGGTGTACTGTCCGACCGGGAGGCCGGTGTCATCCCATGCCCAATTTACCGTTACGGGATAGTTGCCCATGCCGGCGCGCAAGAGGTCGCCGATATAGGCGATGCCTCCGTTTTGATCGGTGCGTCGAAGTCGGAAGCTAACACGGTCGTTGTCGTCGCCTGTGCGCTGTAGGTTGATGAACCAATTCAACGTCACTTCCGCGCCAGCATTTAGGACGTTGACGGTTACTTGTGCGGGATTTCCTGCACCAAACGTCCCGTAGGAACTGCTCGACGCCACAAGCGAGGCGAGCGACGTCCCGTTGTAGCTCTCGGCCCAACGAACCGATTTCGTCACGTTGTTTTGCTGGATATTGTTCGTCGTAACGGACCCGTCGACGGCGAGGTTGCCATAAATGCGGACGTTCCCGCCGGAAACCTCCAGCGTCTTGAGCCATCCCCCGTTTGCCGGATTGTAGACCATGAACACGCGCGCGCCGACCGCGACGCTCGACGTCACGGGCTGGCCTGGTTGCGTCTCGGCGCGAAGGGTGACGAACGCGTCGGTCCCTGCCGGGCCTGCATCGGCCTCGATCTGATAATAGGCGAGAGTGCGGCCTGTAAGCGTGTTGAGCGTGCCTTGCTGGACCGTGACCGTTGCCGCGAGACCTCCGTCGCCGAACACGTCCGAGCGCAATGTAGAGACAGACTCCGCCGCTGCGCTGCCAATCCCGGCGGCCGCGACAATCTGCGTCTTGAGGTAGCTTTCGCTCGTGCCGGCTATCTGCGCCTCGACTGTGTCCGTCCGCTCCTCAACGTCTCCGAGGTCGTCGCGAATGCCTTGGATCGCGAGCTTAATCTCTCCGGTCGGTGCAAGGATCGTCTCAAGGCCGACGAACCGCTCAAGGAATTGCGCGGTCGGGATGCCCCCGATTGCCGCCGTGTCCTTCGCGGTGTTGTCGCCGGTCACGTCCGCGCCCGCCTGCGCTGGCTGGAGGTCGGAGGCGCGGGTTCCGTCTGGATAGAATGTGTCGCTCGCCAGGATTGCGGCCGAAACCTCGCCGTCGTTCATGACGCGGTTATTGGCTTGATATCCGAGCTTGCGGGCCTTGATCGGAGCATAGATCACGCGCCGGGCAACGCTCTCCGAATAGACCTCCTCGACGTCGGTTTCGACTTGCTGCCATTCGACCGGAGACGAGCCAGAGGGCGCCCATGTAACCGGGGCCGTTGCCGTGCCGGTCCAGATTACAGAATAGAGCGAGCTGTCGAGCGACCATTGCTCGAGTCTGATCGTGCCGTTCGGGTCAAGGACCCATAGCAAGGAGCTGCCGATCAAGAGGCGGTCGATTGCTCCCGCGATCGTCTCGGACGCGTCGGGGCAATGGAGTCCGACCGTTTGCGGCCGGATCGCGTTGACGACCTCTCGGTTCGATATCGTAAGGCCGGCCTCGCTGGCGAGAAGGGCGGCAACGCTCGGGGCCGTTGCGACGGCCGGATACTGCTCGCCCCCGATATCGGCCGTGAGCGGGCCGGAGGCAGTCGTCCACCATTTGACGCAAGCGATAGAGGGCGCAGCAACGCCGCCGCCTTGTTGAGGCACGGACGCCTTGAGGGCGGCGAGAGTGGCCTCGGCCGAGCCTTGCCATCCGACGACCGTTAGAGGCCCCTCTCGACCTCGATCCCTTACGCGGTTGAACTGCGCGAGCGGCCGGAGAGGATCTCCGAACTCATAGATCAGATAGGCCGGATCAAGAATTTCGCCGACGATGTTGAACGCATAGCCGAAGGTGCGGCGCTTGACCCGGCCCTTTGCGCTCTCGGCGCCCTCAAGCCCTCCCGTGCCTGCAAATGTGCCGGTCACGAGGGGTTTGTTCAGCTTTGCGCCGAGGTCGCCGATCGTGAGCGTAAGGAGCCCCTCGGCGATTTCGACCGACGCAACGATCGCGGTCAAGAGAAGGGGGAACGTCGGCGCGTCGGCGCTATCGTCGCCGACCTTGATCGTGAGGGGCGCGTCCTTCCAGTAGAGCTGCGCCAGCTCCGACACGAGAGCCGAGTCCGCGCTCATGAAGTTGAGAGCCGCCGTTTGAGGGATCGCGCCCCCCGTCCATCCCGCCTCGCCGAAGTCAAGCTCTGTGGTGAACCGGGGCATATCCATTACGCCCGCGCGCCAGTCGCTGAACCCGAGCCATAGGTACGGCTTCGACCCGCCGCCCGCGAGCCGGGTCTCGACGATTGCTCCGGTCGCCGGATCACGGGGCGACGCTTCGACGAGAAAGGTCCTCACGCGACCGCCTGCCGAGCTGTCGCGTTGAGGTTCGCCGCGCCGCCGTAGGAGCCGCTAAGGATTGCGGCGGCGATCGAGGCCGGGAGGCCGTTCACGCCTGCCACGAGCTGCGCCATGAGGGCGTTGTTCTCATTCGCCAGGGTGTTGCCCTGGTTAATCGCGGCGACCGTGTCTGTCGTCGACGTGGCGGCGTCGTTGACCCGCTTCTCTGCCATGGCAATGACCTTTTGGACGTTCGCCTCGGCCGTGGCGCGGTCGTTTGCATATTCCGGCCCGGCCGTGCCGAACGTGTCCTTATCGCTGGTCAAGAGCTTCTGATAGAGTTGCGCGAGCTGATCAGCCGCGCCGGCCTTCCCTGCCTCGGCATCGGCCTGGACGGACGCGATCTTGTCGAGGAGAATTTTCCGCTGATCGAGCGGAGACCCCTCGGCGAGGTCGCCATATTTCAGGTTGTCGAGGAAGTCCTTGAGGCTCCCAATCTGATCGTCCAGCGCCGCCGCGATCAGCTCGGTTCGCTTCTCGGCCGTGGCCTTCTCGACCGCGATCACGTCGAGCCCGTACTTTTGGGCCGTGGTGACGTATTCGGCGGCTTGCTTGTCGAAGTCGCGGAACGTCTTTTGCAGCGTGCCGCCGACGCCCTCGATCAGCTCCTCAACGGCCTTGACCTTGAGCGCCTCCTTGACCGCCTTGTCGACGTCGGTTGTCGATTTTAGCGCGCGCTGCATGGCGGCCGAAATGCCGGCAACCGCGCCGTCCTTGATCGCGTCCGCCAGCGCGGCGGCAATCGCCTCCTCCTCGCTGTCGAACTTGACCGTCCCGCCGCCCTTCGTCTTGCCCGAGCCCGAGGAGTCGACGACGAACTTTTTCTTGCGCTTTCCGATAGAGACGGAGAAGTCGCCGAGCGTGCCGCCGAGGGCCTCAACGACATTGTCGAGGCTCCCGATCACGCTATCCGCAAGCCCGCTCGCCGCCTTCTTGTAGCTCGACGAGTTGCCGCCCGTGCCCGTGACGGCGCCCTCGCCGCCGACGTTGCCGATCGTGGCGGAACCCGATTTCGTTTTCTTGAACAGGCCGCCGACGACGGACCCGATCACGGAGCCGATGATATCGCCGCCAGGAATAGGGATGAACGAACCGATCGCGCCGCCAATCTGCGCCCCGGTCTGCGACGTCTTGACGCCGAGGGCCTTCCCGAGCGGCTTGAGGACACTATTCACGGCCGCGCCAGTTGCCGCGCCGGCAATGGCCTTGCCGCCGATCGTCCCGATTTTCTTCGCCGCCTCGTCGGAAATCCCGACCCCCTTCGCGATCTTGCCGAGGGCGTCTCCGAACAGCCCTTGCGCCGACTGGCGCTTGCGGCCGTTGACGACAATCTCGTCGCCCGAGTTGTCGTTCGCCGCGCCGCCGGGAAGGCCGGGAACGCCAAGGCCGCCGACCTTTTGCCCCGCCAGGACGGCCGCGACCGCGCCGGCAACGCTACCGCCGCCCACCACGGAAGCCGCTGCACCGGCAAGGCCGCCGGAGGGCGGAACCACGCTCGGCCCGCCCGCAGCCCCGCCGAGCGCCCCGGCCGTCTTACTCGCGGCCGCCGCCAGCTCGGCGAGCGGATTGAGCGTCCCGTCGATCGCCTCGGACATGCGCGCGCTCGCGTCCTCGACGACGGTCGTCCCTTTGACTTGATCCTCCAGCTCGCGGAACACGTCGCCGAACAGGTTCTCGAAAATCTCCTCCGACCGCAGCTTGCCGAATGCGCCGATAAGTCGCTTGGGAAGGTCCTCAAGTCCGTCGAGCCCGTCGAATATCACGCCGCGAACCGCCGCCTTGATATCGCCGATCGCGGTTAGATACTTCTGTTGCTTCTCGATCAGGATTTGCGCCTGTCGCTCCTCGGCTTTCATGGCCTGGACCGTCGCGAGGATCGCGTCTTTTCGAGCCTGCGAAAGCGGCCCCATCTGCTTTTCGAGGCCGTAGACGATTTGCAGCGCTTGCGCCTCGTCGGCGTGCCCGGAGGCGATCAGACGCGAATTCTCGATCGAGCGCTGTTGCTCGGCGATAAAGTCCTCATACGGCTTATTCAGTCCGTTGCGGACGGCGTCTTGCGCGGTGCGCGCGTCGTCGATCAGCTTCTCGAAACCGGGAGGCTTCTTGCGACGGAGGTCGTCGATCAAGTCGTCGAGCTTGGCGACCTGATTATTGACCTCGCGCACGAGCGTAGGCGTCCCGTCGAACTGCGCCAGGACATTGCCGATAGTGTCCGCAGCATCGCGGCCGAACTCGTCGCGAGCCTCCGTCGACTTGGGCTTAGGCGGCTTCTTGGGCTTCTTGGGCTTGCCCGGCGTCTTGTACGGTTTCAGCTCGTCGGGGAGCGGGCCGCCATTGACCACGTCGACGACCTGTTGATTGGCGCGCTGATCGTTGAGCGCGGCCCCGAGCGCGAGGACGTCCTGTTTCGTCTTGATCACGTCGCGGCCGGCGCCCTTGGCGCTCGCGCTCAACTTGGTGAGGGTGCCGTCCAGCGACTTGTTGAACCGATCGCTCGCGGCCGCGACGGCGGCCGTGCCCGCCTTGGGGTCGTTGAGAACGCGTTGATATGCCTCGGCCTCCTTGCGGTACGCTTCGAGGTCCGCGCGAAGCGGAGCGAGACCCTTACTCAACGCCCGGCCGCCCTTGCCGACCTCGGAGCCGCCGGAGAGGAACGTCGAGAGGAGGTTCGAGCCGGCCGCCTTGACGCCCTCGGCAATCGACGGGCTTTGCGCCCCCTTGATCGTATCGAGCCCCGCCTTTTGGGCCGACTGCGCCGCGAGAATGTTCGCTTGCGCCTGGAGCTTGATAGTCTGGATCAAGACGGCGTTCTGTGTCTTGAGCTTGCCCGTCGTGAGGTCGATAATTTTCCCGAGGAGCGATTGCGCGTTGCCGTAGGAATCGGCCGCCGCCGCCGCCGCGTCGAGCTTATCGGCCTGTTCCTTCGCCGCGTCGCCTGCCTCGAACAGCTTCTCGACGAACGGCGAGAGGAGGAGCGTCGCGACCGTAAGCGCGATGCCCCACGGACCCGTTAGGAACCGGCCGACCGCGCCAATCTTGCCGCCCATTTCCGACGCGGCGAACCCGACTTGCCCGATCTGCGACGAGAACGCGCGGAGGACGCCGCCGCCGAGCGAAACTTGCGTGAAGAAATCGCCGACCTGTTGCCCCATGTTGCGGGCGCCGAACGCTTGGCGGTTGAGCGCGGCGGCGTTGTCGTTCGACGCGGCGGTCGACTTGGTTTGCTCCCGATTGAGCGCGGCCGTCGCGGCCGCAACGCGGGCCTGGGCCGATGCGAGCGACGCGGCGGCACGGTTCTGCGCGGCCGCGTCCTTGTCGGCGGCGGCGGCGACCTTGTCGTGAGCGACCGCGAGGGAGGCAGCGGCGGAGGCAACGCGGGCCTCGGCGGCCGCCAGGGTGACACTTGCCGACGTCGCGGCTCCGGCGGCCGCTGTGGCCTCGTCCAGCTCCCGTGCGAGCTTGTCTTGCGCGATGGCGTGATCATTCGCGGCGGTGGCGGCTTGCTTGTTCGCGCCGGCCCCGGCGGTCGTCGTCGTCGTGGCCGACTTGCTGGCGTCGTCCGCGCGCTTCGTGCTGGCGGCGACCCGGTCCATTGAACCGGCGTATTCGTCGCCGGCTGCAACGGCCTGCGATCCGTCCGCCCGGATCACGAGGCCAAGATCGAAGTCGTCCGCCATGGGTGAGATTACCTCTTACGGCTCCAGTAGCGGAGCGCCTCTTCCTCCATAACGCGGATATCAGGAAAAATCGCGGGGTTCGCTTCAAGGTCGATCCGTAGGAGGCGGGCGGACGCCTCCAGCTCGGATCGGATGATATGCGTTCGGATCGGAACGCCGAGGCCGACCGGGACCCATTGCCACGTTGCCTCGACGAACAGCGCGAAGGACTCGCGCATGTCGGGCCATATGGGAATTGCGTCGACCTCTCGCGTGATGCCTAGCGCGGCCGGGTCGATCCCGAAGCGGCGGCAGTCCTTCTCCGCTTCCGATTCCCCGTCGTCGCGTTGGCCGCCCCGCCCGCTGGCCCATCTTGCGGCGAGGCGTCGGAGTTTCCCTCGCGTGTCTCGACCCGGCCGAGCATTGCGTTGATGTAGGCGAGGCGGAAAGCATCGAAAAACGGGAGCTGGCGCTTGATCAGCAAGTCGGCGTTTTCGCGCGAGAAGGGGAGCGGCGTCCCGCCCGACTTGATCTTGCGCCAGTCGGTCGCAAACGACATGAACGCGTCGATCTTGGGCGTCTTGGCCTCCTCCTCGTCGGGGTCCGTAAGGAGCTTGACGCCGTCCGCGTCTTTCAGCTCGACGAGGATTTCGATTTCGTTCTCGACCGCCTCGGCGACCCCTAATCCATCGGGGCCGCTTGGCTTGAGCCCCGGCCATCGCACGGGAATCCAAAGGAGCGGGCGGTCGAGAACGTCGAACATGGGAAACCCCTATTTGCTGGTAAAGACGACCTCGTCATTACCGGCGTTCGGGAGTGCCGTCACGGGGATACTCATCATCGCCTTGCCCTGCTCATTCGACAACTCAATGTTGCCGCTGACTTGGAGCTTGGGCGCGTCGAACTGCACGATATTGCCCGTGGTCGTTCCGTGTACGGCCTGGGCGACCATCGTCGTTCCGGGGCGGACCTTGGCGAAATAGTCCTTGGCCGTGAGGTCGGGGATTTGCGCCAGGATCGTGCCGCTCCAAGAACGGTTCGCATAGTTGACCCGGTCGGCCGGGCCGATCAGCGATCGGAACTGGAGGTCGGAGTTGCTCGACATATTCCAGCGCCGGAGCGGGAGAGCGAACCCGTCGAGGAGGAACGTCGTATTTTCCGACGTCGCAAGGACGGGGTCGATATAGCCCGAGAGCGTCGGGTTTGCCGGCGCGGCCTGTTCCGCGAGGAGTGGCGGCGGGCGGCCGAGATAGTTGAAAGAGAACAGCGGGAACTCGTCGTCCTCGATCGTGAACGATGCGGTCGAGCGGCCGCCGATCGTCTTGAGGAGGAGGTCGTCGATATAGCCCCAATGGGTCGCGGAACCGACTTGCGACGTCGGCGACTGGACAACGGAGCTGGCGCCCGCCACGCCCACGCCGAAACCGGCCGACTGCATGACTTTCATCCACGGCGGGATAGTGGTCGCCGTCCCGCCGCCCGCGACTTCCATGTCGAACGACGCGCCGCGCTTGAACGCCGCCATGGCGACCGGGTCCGCGCCGAAGAATGCCTTTTCGAGGTTACGGACCTTTTGATCCGCGTCCATGAAAGTAGGCTGATAGTTGAGGACGCGGATCGCATCCGTCGCCACGCCGGGAGCCGCGTCCGTGCCCTCCGTGGTTTCGTTCTTCCAGAGGATGACCTTGAGGTCCCAATTCTTATCGCCGCCGGCCATGCCTTAGCCCTCCGTGCTGCCGGCCGAGGCCGGGTTGATGCCATCGCGCTTCGCCTGGATTAGCGAGACGCGCTCGTCGTTGTTCGTGGCGGTCGAGAGGTCGACCTCCTCAAGCGTCGCGATCCGCTCCAGCTCGGCGACGCGCATGTTCGAGGACACGGGCGGGTGAGCCTTCTCCTCGGCCGCGCGATCGGCAGCGAGACGGCCCACCGCGTCGGCGATCAGCTCGGGCGTGATCAGGCCGTCCGGGTCCTCCGTCTCGCCGGCATCCGCCAGGGCCTCGGCGCGGAGCCGGTGATTGAGCGGGAGGTCGCCATAGAGCGCAACGCCGGTCACGGCGTCATGCTTGGGGGGCGACCACTCGGGGGCGTCATTCTCGGCGTCGTCGGCCATGTTCTAGGGCTCCTCGGGGGACGAATTGAGCCCGGAGAATACGGCCCGACCCCATGCCCCGAAAGCCTGAACAGACTAGGGCGCGGTGGCGGTCGCCTGGAGGTCGGAGAGGCGATAGCTCGTGATGAACAGGACCTCGCCCCAAAACAGCCCGTCCCCGACCGACCGCACGAGATAGCGGTCATACTGGAGCGGCCCGAGGGCGCCCGGCGGGGTCCATCCGATCATGAGCCGGATAATCGCCTTGCGGAGCTGCTCGGCCGCGTCCTTGCCGTCGTGAGCGGCCCGCTCCGTGCCAATAGCGAACAGGATCGAGAGCCGGGCCGTGACGCGTTGGGCGTGCCCCCCGATCGTCTTGTTCTGCTCGGCCGTCTCGCTCGCGGTCGAGAGGAACGCCATCGGGGGGACGCCGAGGCTATCCTCGATCGCCATGGCCGCGTTCTGGATATCGGTCACGGTCACGAAATAGCCGAGCGAGGCGACCCGATCGCGGATCGCGACAAAGTCGGGGCCGAATATGGTCGAGGGGTCGACCGGGGCGCCCTGGCCCCAAACGAGCGTTCCGTCGAGCGTATAGGTCCAGCCGACCGGCTGTTCCTCGGTTTCAGTCCACTCGGGCATTAAACAGTCTCCGCAACGTGACGATCCACGCTTTCATGAGGTCGCGCCGATCCTGATCGTCGATCCCGACGAACGGCCGGGCGGGAATGTTCGTCACGCGGCCGTGAGCGCGCACGTCGACCGGCATCGGGCCGCCGGGAAGCGGCATGCCGAATGCCTGATTGATGACGCGGACATGCGCCATGACAACCGTTTGACGCTGTGATCCAAACTGGTTTGCCAGCGCCTTGACCGGGTTCTTTAGACCGTCCGAGCCGACCTCGACCTCGCCGGGCCGTAGCTCGTACCGGATCGAGTCGAGCAAGTCGCCCGTATCCTCCAGCGTCTTGCCTGGGGTTTTCTTCCCGCTCGCGCGCGGCGCGAGGCCGAGGGCGGCCTTGCTCTTGGGCCAGGGGATATCGCCCGGCCCGCTTTCCGACGCGAACCGCTCGATCGTCGACGCGACGAGGACGGAGCCGGCATCCTTGAGAAGCGGCTCGGGATCGCCGCCGAGCGCCTTGACCTTGGCCGCGATCCGCCGGGCGCCCTCCAGCCCGGTTAGGTCGATACGGGTCGAGAAGCCCGCCACGACTTAGCCCCCGCGCCGCCAAGCCGGAATGTCACAACCCCGGCCGAACGTGCCCATGTAGCGGGACAATTGACCCGAGGAGAACGTCGGGCAGGGAGCATCCCCGCTCGTCTCGGCAAGGCCGCCCGAGCTTTCCGTTGGCGCTTCTCCGCCCTCGGGGACGGGGAGGTTGATCTTGCGCGCGGAGAGCTGCGCGAGCTGGAGGCGGACACGATCGGCCGCCTCCGTCACGGCCGGGACCGGCTTCGTCTTGAACAGGAACTCGCGTGCCAGGGCGGCGACCCATCCTGTCACGAGACGCGGAACCTCGGGGAGCGGGAGGGCGTACCGTGTCCCGACGAACCCGTCGACGACGTCGCTCGCGTCCTCGATCGCCTCCTCGACCTTGCTCTCGACCACGGCGGGCGCGGTGCCTGGGGTCGCGCGGACCTCATTCGTGATTTGCGCGGTTTCCTGCGCGCCATAGCGCCGGATATACTCTTGAACGGTCAGGTACGGCATAGCTTGTCCTACGCAAAAGGGGCGAGGTTTCCCCCGCCCTCTATATGCCACCGCCAGAGCGAATGACAAAACGCCTGGTTAGAGACCGCCCCTCCGCTCGAACCAAAGCCGTTCGGTTGCTCGTGCAAGAGCCCGGCGGGTCATGTCGAGAACCGGGTCGAGGCATGCCCGGCCGAACAGTGCAAAGCCCGCGCCGGCCGCCGGGTGCGTGTCATCCGACGACCAATCGGTCGGGTTGAACTTGATATCGAACGTCGCACCACTCGCCGGCACGTCCGAGGAAAAGACTAGCTGATAGTCCTTGACCACGAAATCGCCGTTGTAGTGAGCGGCATCCGTCTTGCTCATGCTCGACACGCTGGACGGCCATCCCTTCGTGCGACCGCCGATCACATAACAGCCCTTGTTCAACCTCTCGACCCCATTGACCTTGACCGAAATCGGCCGGGCCGTGTTGTCCGCCAGCTTCACGCCGCCCGCTTTGTATAGCGTATATGACGCCGCGCCGGTCGACGTGAGGCCGTTCGAGGCGTCGATATAGAGCTGCGTATTCGGCGGGAGCGTGTACGTCCAGCGGCCGGTGACGCCGTAGAAGTCCATGAAATCCGTCCCGAGCGCTCGCGCCTTCTCGCGCAATAGCTCGCGATATCCCTCGATCGAGCGATCGTGGAAATTCGGAATTCCCGAGCTGCCGAGCGCAATCTCGACTTGCGGGTTCTGCGCGCGAAAGCCGGCGACAATGGTGTCGATCGCGCCCGTCCATGCCGTATCATTCGCGAAAAAGGCATAGCCGCCGACAAGGTCGGAAAGGGCGTTGATGTGCGCCAGCTCCCGCGCGTCGAGCGGCTTTTCCCATGTCGCGGTTCGAGTGCCGGCATCCCACGTCTTGACGATCCGCGTCGCGACCCGGCGGTTGTCGTTCTTGTAATCGCCGATGACGAGGGCGTCTCCGACCGCGACGTTGAAGGTCGCCCCGGTGCCGTCGAACGTCGCGGAGCGCTTCGTAATCGCCGTGATCGGGATGCGGATATCCTGAACGGTATAGGTGCCCGATGTGGCCGTGACGGCGTTGAAGTAATTCGCGCTATCGTCGTTTCGGACTTGGGCATCCGTTAGTCCAGTGCGTGTAACCCATGCCTTGTTCTGGTGATAAGGCACGCTGCTGGAGTTGCTTTGGTTGTCCTCATTCGTCCCGCTTTCGAGGAATACAATGTCGGGTTGGAAGTCGAGGACATAGCTATAGTTGTTGAGCTTCGCGTCGCTCACGAACAGGGGTGCCGACCATCCTCCGATGCCGGCGTTCATGAAATGGTGCATGCGGTTCGTCGCGAAGTTGAGCCAAAGCTCCGGCGTTGTGCCCGTCGCGCGCGTATCGAGCTGGCGCACCACGAGGCGGAAAGCCCGGCTCTTGGTGTCCGCGAAATGCCACGTCATGACGGCGCGCGGGTCGGACTGGCGGAACCCGAGCCCCGACGAAATGGCGGAGGGGTTCGCCGGATCGTAGGCGACACTTCCGATCCCGGTCGCTGCCTCAAGGGTTGTCGCGAAGCTCTGCCCCTGGTTTCCGACCGAATAGCGCGTGTAGGACACGCTTTCGCCATAGCCGAACGTATCGGCGATAGGCGCTCCATTGGCGGGCGCGACGTCGAACATGAGGAAGTGTCGAACCTCCGTCGAGCCGTCGCCGGCCGTCGCGTATTGCCGAACGACCATGTAATCGTCGCCGGCCGGGATCGCGCCGTTATAGCCGCCCGTGTAGAGCGTGCCCGCCTTGGCTGCGCCGCTAACCGTCACGGCATGGCCGAACGTCCATGTCTTGCCGAGGTCGAACAGCTTAGAGGTTCCGTCGCCCGTGAAATTGGCCGTCATGGAGGCGACGAACGGCTCCTCATTGAACGTCGAGAACGAGTCATAGAGGACGTTGTCGACATATAGGTCGATGATCGCGGCCCCAAGATTGCCCCGCTCGCGGCCTATAACGAGGCTCAACTCGTCGCCGGCAAGGGTGAAGGACGCGGACGCGTTGACGCCGGATAGGCGCTGGACCGCGTTCTTGTACCAATTCTTGCCGGCGACGCTCGCCGACGTGCCGGTCGTCGTCATGGCCGATCCGAGGACCGTCGTCGCCGCGATGTTGCGGAGCCAATCCTCGACCACGCCGGCATAAGTGTCCTCTCCGAGCCGGCCGTTGCCCCAAGTGATCGACGACCCCATCATTGCGACACGGAGGGCGCGAGAGGCCGTTTGCGTCGACGTTGTCGATACTCCCGCCAAGGCCGCTTGCAGGGCAGCCAGGGCGCGCGCGTTGGCCGCGATCGTCTTGGGTTGGGTGTACTGCCCATACCAATCGTCGGCCTTCGTGTTCGCCCGCGTGAGAGCATTCGCGCTCGTGCGAATGAACGTGAAGCCGCCGAACTCCGCCGGGACGGTCGCCTTGGTGCCGAACCCATAGCGGATATAGGTCATATCGGCGCGAGCGGGGGCGGTGCCGCTGACATAGTAGAGGCGAACATTCGTGCTGATTTGCACGAACGACATTCCGACCGACGTTCCCGAAACTTGGCCGCTGGCCGTGTAGAAGAAAATCGAGTTGCTGGAGGGCCACGTCGCGCCGTCCGACGAATAGACGTAGTAGCTCGCGAAGTAGTATTGACTGCCGAACGCCGCGTCGACGGGCTCTTGCTTGTAAATGAACCCGCTCGGGGCGTCCGAACCCGCCTTGACCGCCCGCTCGATCCCTCGCGTCGTGAAGTCGGTCGACGTCGGGGCCGTATAGGTCACACCGCCCGACTGATTGGTTCCCCAAACCGGCGTGTCGCCCGCGACCTCAAGGGCCGGGTTGATCGCCGTGTTATAGTAGGGGTAGCTCCCGCTCGACGACCCGGCATTCTGCAAGGCGGTGATATTCGCCTCATTCGTCGTGAGGCGAGTGTCGACCCCGTCCCGCCAAGAATCGCGCGATGAATATCCCGTCCAGTCGTCGAGGCCCACGTTGCCGACGTTGAGAGCGTCCGCGCCGAGCGCCAGGGTCCAGCCCCCAATTTCGGCGGCGGAGCCTGAAACGGCCGCGTTGAAGCCATAGACGATCGCGCCGATTGTGCCCGTCGCGGGGAGCTGGAATTGCGTCCAGTAGCGGCGGAGGTTGGTCGTCACCTGATCGAAGCCGGCCGCGAGGGTGGTCGTCCCGGTTACGATCGAGCCCCCGCTCGCGGCGCTGTAAGGAAAGATTGCAAGGTTGCCGGGCCAGTTAGCCCCGGTCGCCGAGTAGACGTAGCAGCTCGCGAACCCGAACTTGCCGTTGGGCCTGGGGATCGCGTCATCCCGCTTGTAGAGCGCGCCAGTGACGCCGGTTCCGAAAGCGTGAGAGTTGACGACCCCCCGCGCCGTAAGCTCCGCATTCGCCGCCGCAATCGTCCTGGTGGCGGTGCCTTGAAAGCTCGTGCCGGTCCCGCCAGCCGCGAGGATACCGTCGAACGCGATGTTGCGCGACCGGACGGAAGGCGTCTTGCTGGCAAGGGTAACGAGCTGCGCGTCCACGCCATCACGCCACGAATCGCGGGAAGTGAAGCCGGTCCAGTCGTCGAGGGCGACCGACGCAATCGTGATAGGATCGTCCGCGAACGCGATCGTCCATCCGCCAAGCTCGGCGGCCGAGCCGGTCACGATCGTTCCGAAGCCATAGGCCACGGACCCAATCGTCCCGGTCGCCTGGAATTGGAACTGGACCCAATAGCGCCGGAGGTTCGGCGTTACCTGATCATAGCCCGTTGCGAGCTGGGGCGTGCTAGGAACCTGCGATCCGCCCGTCGCCGTGCTGTAGGAAAGCGCCTGCATAGCGCCCGGCCAATTCGCGCCCGTCGCCGTGTAGACGTAGACACTCGCGAGGCCATATTTCCCGTTCGGCCGAGGAGGGGCCGTGTCGTTCTTGTAAATCCCGGTCGCGGTTGTGCCCGTGCCGAAATTCTGCGTTCCGACGATCCCACGCGCGAGCATGTCGGCGGTTGCCGTTGCCGTAGGGGCGGGAATCGTGCCGCCGCCCTGGAAGCGCGATCCAACGCCGAGGGCGGTTTGCGCGCCGTCAAAGGCGACGTTGCGCGCGCGCACCGGGGCGCCCTTGCTCGTGAGAGACGCAAGGGAGGTATCGACCCCATCGCGCCAGGAATCGAGGGTCGAGTATCCGCTCCAGTCGTCGGTTGCGACGTTGTCGCGAGATAGCTCGCCCTCGCTCATGTAGACGGAGAACCCGCCGACCTCGGCCGCCGTGCCGGCAACCGCGCCGTCCGAGAAGCCATAGGCCACGCGGGCGACCGTCTGATCGTCGGGAAGCCGGATCACGCGCCAGTAGCGCCGCACGTTGGCGTTGAGCTGATCATACCCCGAGGCGACGATCGTCTTGCCCGCGACCACGGAGCCGCCGCTCGTGGCGTTGTAAGGGACGATATCGAAGCCGCCGGCCGGCCATGCCGACCCGCTGGCGCTGTAGACGTAGCAGCTCGCCAGCACCCACTTTCCGGCCGGGCGGGCCGGGAGGACGTCGTTCTTGTAGAGGATGCCCGAGAACGTGCCATTTGTGCCGATCTTGATCGACGTAACGACGCCGCGAGCCGTAAGCGCCGCATTTGCCGCGACGAGGTTCGTTGCGATGCCGGCGGCATTCCAAGAGGCGCCGGTTCCGCCCTTCACGAGAGCGCCGTCAAACGCGATGTTACGGGCGCGGCCGAGCTGCGCCATTCGGGCAAGGAGCTGGACGCTCGCCGTCTTGGCAATAAGCAACGGAGATACGGCCGAAGCGGGGTTGTAGAGCTTGCCCGCCGGCAACTCGCTATAGTCGATCCAGAGGCTCGCGCCGAAGCCGGTCGCCCCGGAAATGATATCAACCCTAGTGATCCCGGCGGCCGCCTTGGCGACGATGGCAGTCGTTTGGGTGTCGATCACGTTCACGCCATCGGTCGCGTTATAGATCACGATCCGGTCATTCTCGGCCGAGTGACCATTGCCGAGGCGCAAGACGAGGTATTGCTTTGTCGGGTCCGCGTTGTGCAACTGGATATGCTTGATCGCGTGCGCCAAGACTCGCGTGTCCGCGGTCCATTGGCGGCCCGCTGCAATGCCGACGAGGTTCACGGCGTCGGGCTCCAGCCATAGCGAACCCCGGAGCTGTTCGTCCGGGTTTCGGGTAGCTCGATCGACGGCTCCCGAGCCTCGCGCGGCGATCAGCGCCGTCTTGCCGGCCGTGTTGATCAAGAGCCCGGTCGGAACGTCGCGATAGTCGATCAAAAGCGTGAACGTGATCGAGCTTGTCGCGAGGACGACCTCGGTCGGGCCGGTCGTCGACTTCGTGATCGGCGTCGTCCCGAGGGAGACAACTTGCGCCTGATCGCTCAACGATCGGATAATGATTTGATCGCCATAGGTCGGGTCGGCGTTGCAGAACGTCGCGATATAATAGCGGTCGGTCGGCGAGACGCCCGGCCCGCTCATGACGAACGACTTGATCGCGTTTGCGACTGTGGTGTGAGCCGCATTCCACGCGAGCCCGTCCGCAACGCCGGTCAAGCGCTTGGCGTCGATATCGAGCCACTCGGCCGCCGCGCGAACCTGTCGATCGTCGAGCGTTTGCGGGAGCGCCCCGGCGCCCTGGGATAGCCCGGTGATCGCCTGATTTACGGCCGCGATCAGAGCGTCGACATATGCCTTGCTCGTGGCGTCGTCGTCGCTGTCCGGGGCGGAAATGCCCTCGATCCGAAACCCGCCCATGTTGAGGATACCGGCCATAGTCCCGCCGGCCTTGTCGAGCTTGCCGGCGATGGCGGTCGCCACGATTTGCCCGATCCCGACGTTGTCAGGCATGATCCGGCCGCCAGGGGTGACGCCGTCGCCGACGCGGAGCGCCCGGATCGACGTATCATAGGCAAGGTCGCCGAGGCCCATAACGACGTTGTTGAATACGGCCTGCGCAGCGTTCGGGATGATAAGCGGGTTCTCGGGCACGTCGGGTTCCTTGGATCGAGGGATCGGGGCTTACGTGCCCGGAAAAGCGCTCACTGTCACGGTCACGCCGGAGAGGAGGGTTGCGTTAAATGGGAGGACGGTCGCGCCGAGGACGCTCACGAGGCTGGATTGTCCCTGCCAACACTTCACCGCAACGCCCGTGAGGGTCGGGGCCGAGGTCACGTTGCAACTGATCGGGAAAGAGGCGGCCGTGTTGATGGCGACTGGATCGCCGAGCATGACGGGCGTTGTCCCGGCGGGGAAGGGCGAGCCGCTCCATGTCGCGGTGCAAGTGCCGGAGGCGTTAAGGACGCAAGAGCCGGTGCGGCTGATACGGGGCGGAACCCAATCCTCGCGCTTGTAGCGCATGGAGGAACCGACCGCGCCGCCCACGGCCTCGGAGCTGCCGACCGTTGTTGCGGGTTGCGGAATTTGCGCCTGGACGCTCGCGATATCGGCCGTGGTCGCCGGTTTCTGGAGGGGTGAGACCGTCTGCGCCATGACCGGCGTAGAGAACGCCAGGGCGGCGACGAGAAAAGGCTTTCGCATGGATCGGGCTCCTTACTTCGCGTCGCCGCTCATGAATGCCGTAGCGCTCGCCGTTTTCGTGAAACAGCCGGTCGAGCTGAATACGGCGACGATCCCGGTCGAGAAGTATTCCGGCATCGAGCGCATGTTCGTTTCGAGGCCGACGTTCGCCGCGACCGGGAGGCATTTCACGGGGACGACCGCGCCGTCTGCTGGGGCCGTGGTCGCGTTGAACACGAGGAGATAACCCGCCGTCGCGCCCGTGACGATGTTGATCGAGTAGAGGTTGCCGGCGCTGGCCTTGATCACGAGCGCCGACGCGGCGGCCGACGTGCCGATCGGCGTTACGGCGTTGGAGCTGGCGGCGCTCGGCGCGGCCGAGGTCGAGACGCTCCCGATCGAGCCATCCGCGTTGACGATAAACGTCTTGTCGATCGCGAGGGGCTGTCCACTCGGGTTTACCGTGTTCGGCGCGGTGACTGTGACCGTCTGCGCCAGGGCAGGCGAGGAGAGCGCGAGGAGCGCGACGGCGAATAGAGATAGACGTCGGAGCATGGAGAGGAGCCTTTCAACGAAAAGGGCGCCCGAGCCATTGCCCGGACGCCCTCTATTACATGGTCGCGGTCGACGTGTCAGTCGGTCGACTTGAGCGCCGCGATCCGGGCGTCGATCGCGGCAAGAGCGGTCGTCCGGTTCTCGCCCTTGACCTCCAGCTCGCGGAGGCGCTCGACCTCGGAAAGGTCGCCCATTTCGCCAACGCGGATCGCCACGGAGGGAACCGGGACCGCCAGGACCTCGGCGAGCTGTTCGTCCGTCTTGGGGCTCACGGGGTCGTTTGCGGGCGGTTCCGAGGGTGCCGGCGCGGGCGTCGGCGTCGGGCTCGGGGTCGGCGTGCCCGTTTCGGCGCCCTCCATGGCGTCGCCGGTCTCGATCGCTTCGCCGCGAGCTGCGTTGCGATGGCGCTCGATACCCTTGATCAACTCCTCGTCGGAAAGCTCCGAGAGGTCGATCGAGTTGCGAGCGGTGGTCTCCAGCTCGGCGCGCGACATTTCGAGGAGGGGCGTCTCGCGCATGGGCGGGAGGAGAACGCCGTCCGTGTTGGGCGGCGTGTCCGAGAGGCGGCCGGTCTGGAGGAGATACCGAACCGTGCCGGCGTCGACGTCGCGCTCGATCGCGTCGCCGAGCTTGTAGCGAACGCCGTTGATCTCCTCGCCGTCGAACTGTGTGTAGAGGTCCATATCAAGCCTTCCTTGTGCAGCCTGGGGGACCGGCCCCGATTAGGGGGCCGGCGTGACGACGTTCTGAAACAGGAACCCGGCGTAGGGTGCAACCTGCCGTTCAAGGACGGACTGGCCCGCAAGGACCTTGACGCCGCCACGGAGGCCCATGTCGCCCGGCTCGAACTGCTTTTCGGCCGCGACCCATTCCGAACCGCCCGGCGCCCACCGGAAGGTTGAGAGGAAGTCGGGCGAACGCGTCTGCGCGCCAGCCAGGGAGAGGACGCCGCTTGCGTCGACGCCAGAGCGATAGTGCATCGCGAAATTGTCGGGCCAGATATTGCCCGTGACGAGCGTCTGTCCGCGCTTCGACGTCTGATAGAGCGTGTCGCCGACGATGATTTCGCGGAGGTTGAGGAGCCGCGCGATTTGATCCAGCGGGTAATACATGCCGCTGTTCTGCGAGCCGCCGAGGGCGACCGCGATCTTGGGGTGACGCTGGAGGATATCCGCGACGCGGCGCGACGTGACCGCGATCGTCGGGCGGATAAGCATCTTGGATTGCGCGTCGAGGATATCCGCGACGGGGTCCGAGTTGGCGAAATCGCTCCAGCGCGCGGAAGCCTTGTCCGCATAGTAGCCCGTGAGATAGCTCGCGGTCGAATTGACGATCGTCGACACGCGGATTTCGCGGTTGAGCTGGATTTGATCGACGACGTTCTGCGCCGCCTCGGCCTTGAGCTGGAAGGGGAGCGCCTGGGCCTGGGCCTCGGCCTCGTCGGCATAAGGCACAGGCTCGCGGATCGCGTAATCCTTCGTGCTGTCCTCCGTGAGGCTCCAGCCATGCGTCATTTCGTTGGCCTGGCCGAGCCGGTCGATCTGCGTATCGTAGACCGTGAACGCTTCGTTGATCTTGCTCGAATACCAGCGGAAAAGCTGGCTCGATACGTTGCGGTACGGCGCGACGCGGTCGGCGATATAGCCGCGCTGATCGCGGTTGATGCCGGCATAGCGGATCGCGACGCCCGCGAGTGCGACGGAGATTAGCTGAAAGGGGGTGCGAGCCATCGCGATCAATCCTTATCGAAAGAGGGTGTCAGAGGATGCCGAGGGCGATCGTGCAAGTGCCGATATCGCCGAGGACCCCGGAGACCTCGGCAATACCGCCGTAGCGGGCGCCCGTGGTCGTGGTGGCGATGGCGCGGCCCTGCGCGTCGGCCGTGAGGAAATCGCCGCGCGTGACGTTGCCGCCATAGGTGATTTCGGCGACGTTGCCGGCTTGCTGCACCGACACGCGTTCGCCGACCGCCGTATCCAGCTCCGAGGAAACGCCGATAATGGCGGCGGCCGCGTCAACGGCAGGAACCGCCGTGCCATCGGCGGGGCCTTCCTTGACGAAACGGTAAGCCGGGATCGCGGTCGTCGCGACCCGGCTCTTGATCAGTCCATTGGTAGTGCGGCCCATAGCCGGAACTCCTATTGCGAGGGGGTCGAAGGGTTAGGCCGGCTGATCGGCGAGCTTCTCGGCGGCGGCGGCGAAGGTGAGACCTTCGTCCTTGGCGAGCTTCTCGGCGGCGGCGTTGAACTCGGCCGGCGTCTTGAACTCCTTTGCGGAGAACTCGCCGCTCGGCGAAGTGCGGTCGCCGTCGACGGGTACGCGCTTGGGCAGGGCGCCCGCCAGGAACGCGGCGAGCTTGGTCGCGGCGGTGGCCTTGTCCGACTTGTCGGCCGCGCCGAACTCCAGCTCCTCACGGCCGAGCGCGTTGAACGCGAGCTTGAGGGTCGGGGCCTCGGCCGGAAGGACCTTGCCGGCGGCGACGAGGCCGTCGACGATCGAGGCGTTCGCGGCCTGAAACTGCGAAGTCTGCGCGGCGGCGAATTCCTGGCGCTCGCGTTCGAGGGTCTCGCGCTCCGTCTTGAGGCGGTCGTTCTCGGCGATCTGTTCGGCGGTGAATTCCACGGGTGCAGGCTCCTTGCTCTCGAAAACGTAATGGACCGGCGTCGGCTCGGCCCCGAAAATCAACGCGTCGGCCGGCGGCTCGTCATTGGCGACAAGCCCGCCCTCGGCGTCGAACGAAAAGGCTTGCTTGAGCGGCTGCATTCCGGGGATGCCGGGAGCTGCGCCGCCGAGCAAGCCGACGTGGCGGAGGGTCCACTTGCCAGGGCGCGGGTTCGCCTCATGGTGCGGATCGAAAAACGCGGCCGAGCGGTTGAGCCATTCGCTTTTCTTGATCCCCTCGACCGCCTTCTCGGCGAGGTCGGAGACCTTCACGAACAGGCTGTTGCCCTCGACCTTGGCGCCCGTGATCCGGCCGGCGGCCGGGTCGTCGTTCTTGGGATGGCCGAAGCAAAGCCCCCGAGGGTTCGCCTCGAAATCGTCCTCGGCGACCTCGGCGAGCTGCGCGGCAGTGATGCCACGGCTTGCCCGAGTGCCGCCCCGAAATGCTTCTATCCAACGCTCCATCATGCCGCCGAAACTACTTCGCGCGCGAGACGGCCGAAAGCCTGAACAGATTACGCCCGATCGCGCCGGCTCTATGCAACACGCTTGCAACGCGCGCGTAACGTGATATGGCGGACGGCAGGCAAGGAAAGGACGCAACATGACCAACGACCGGAACGCCATCCTCGACATTGAACCGACCCGCGCAACTCACGTCCTCGTGATGGCTTGCAGCGCGACCAAGCGCGCCGACGAGGGCGATATGCCGGCGATCGACCGTTACGACGGCCCCATGTGGCGGACCCTCCGCGCTCGCCTCGCCGAGCTGCCCCGCGCGCGTGAGGCGCTGGCGTCGGGCGAGCTGGCGATCGTCGTCCTCTCCGCGCAATTCGGGTTCATCCCGGCCGACCTCCGCATTCCGAACTATGAGCGCTTGATGACCAAGGCGCGCGCCGACGAGCTTTGCAGCTCTGCCATGGGCGATCCGACGTATCTACGGACGCGGTTCGAGGAGGCAAGCGCGGTCATGTTCGCGGGCGGGGAGCTTTACCGCTCCGCCATGTGGCGCGCGTCGCGGGCGTCGGCGGCCGAGCGCGGCAAGGTGACGGAGACGGACGGCGGCGGGATCGGCATTCACCGCGCCGAGCTTGGCTCGTGGCTGGAGGAGCATTTCGGCCCGATCGACGTCGAGGTCGAGACGTATCGGCGGATCACGATCTATCGCAATTCCGAGCATGGGTTCCACGCCTCCGCGTCGTGCGCGATCCATTTCGGCTATTGCGTCACGGTCGAGGAGGCCCGCGAGGAAATTGACGACTACCTCGCCGAGGAGGCCGAACATTATCGCGGCGTCGACACGCCCGAGGACACGCCCTCGCTCGACACGTCGTTCCACGATCACGAGGCGGCCGGAGCCATGAACGCGGCCGACATGACGCTTGAGGAGCGGTCGTTTTTCGGCCTGGAGCCCGGCGCCCACGTTGTCGCCTATCGCGAGCGGGAGCGCCTCGCGCGCATCCGCCGCCAGTGCGAGGCGGCCGCTCGCCGGAGCCGGTTCGATCGCGTCGCCTTTGGGGTGAGCTTCGTCGAGGTCACGACTAGCACGGCAACCGGGGCGATCCTCAACGTCGAGAACGTGCGCCCGTGAGCCCGCGCCTCGCCGCGCTCCGCCAGCTCCGCGATTGCGGCGTTGTGCGGACGCGGTTCCACCACGCCGAATTTGCCGCGCTCATGGACGGCGGCATTGCCGAGCCGGCGATCGTGCCCGACGACGATCGGGGCCTCGACTGGCGCTTAACGGAGAAGGGTCGCAGCATGGCGGCTCACTTGCTCAAGGAAGGGATGGGATCATGATCAACACGCTTGCGGGTTTTCTGTTCGCCGGGGCCGGCTTGGTCGCCGTGGTGGCGATCGTTTGGGAGGTCCGTCGTCACTGGCCCGATATCGTGCGCCTCGCCGCCGGCCGGGAGGCCGAGCCTATTCGCTGGGTCGAGTGGCGGATCGTTGAGGGTCGGCCGGTCGATTTCCTACCCGAAAGCACGAACGACGAGGACCTCGCGGCATGAGGCGTCCCCGCCAGCTCCGCCCCGCCGTCGTGATCCGCGAACATGCCGCCGAGCTGGCGCGTGTGGCGGCCGAGGAGCGGGAAAAGGACGGCGACCCCGAGGGGGCGGACGTGATCCGCGAGCTTGAGGCCGCTATTCGCAAAATCCCACTCTCGGAGGCCCGCTAATGTCGATGGGGTATGACGACGACGATCCGCGTCGCGAGGCCGTGTTGTGGAACCTCCGCAACGGCATCTATCGCGTGCCCGAGGGCGAGAAGCCGAACACGCGCCGCAAGGCCGCAATGCCCGACCGCCTGGGCTCGATCAGCGGAGGCCGCCGCTCATGAGGGGCGAGACGATTGAGGTCCGGTGCGAGCGCTGCAAGTCGACGTTTCGCGCCAGGGTGGCGGATCGCGCGCGGGGATGGGGCCGCTTTTGCTCCAAGCGCTGCAAGGCGATCAAGCAAACGCAACGCGGCGGGACGGTCAAGGGCTCGCCTCGGAAGCGCCACGACGGGCGCTCGCCTATGGCCCACAAGGTTTGCGACACTTGCGGAGCGCCCGCGATCAACGGCGTTTACACGGCTAGCGGGATCGAATGGGGGTGCGAGCTGCACCACGACACAACGCCTATCACGGCGGGACATGGACAATGGGAATGAGCAAAACTCCACGCCAGCGGGCCGAGGCATGCTTTGCCGTCGCCCGCTCAACTGCCCACGCGGGCGAGCGCTCGGCCGCGATCAGTCGGGGCGAATTCATCTGCAAGCGGTATGAGCTGGACCTCAACGATTTCGATATTCCCGGCCGCAAGCGCACCTTGCCTCGCGGGGGCATGAGCGGCGGGTCGTTCGACCTCGACCTTGACCTTGTAGCCGAGGCATTCCGTCAAATGGGCGGGTCGCCTTACGCTCCATTTCAGGAATTCGGCACGATGCAACGGCCGGCCGCGCGAGCGTTCTGGAGCGTGCGTTGCGGCAAGTGCGGGGCAAGCGTCGACGTGACGGGCGGTTCGGGGCGGTGCCCTTCGTGCGGGTAGACCTCTACACGGACGCGGGGGTTAAGGACCGGGTCGCGACCTGGGGCGCCGTCTGCGCGCCGCCAGGACGGGGGCACGTCGAGCGATCCGGCCGCATGAGGGACAACCTCGCCGACACGACGGCGGCCGAGCTGCGCGCCATGGCGAACGGCCTGCATGCGATGATCCGGGCCGGCGTAATCGAGCGCGGCGACGAGGTCGTCATTCGGTGCGACAACTTCCGGGCGGTCGACGTCGTCAACGGCGCGCATGTCCCGCCCAAGACGCGCGAGCGCCACGGGATCGCGGTTCGCAAGCTCAAGGCGATGGCGATCGAGGCCGGAATCGTGCTGATCGCGAAGCGGGTCAACGGGCATCAGCCGATCACGTCCGAGGACCCTCACGCCCCGTTCAACCGCCGGGCCGACGCCCTTTGCCGGGCCGCCAGAGAGGGCGCGCAACCCAAGCCTCGCAAGATCATGGTCGCGCCGCCCAAGGTGTCGGCCGCACGAAAGGCGCTCGCCGTAGCGCGCAAACTGGAGGGTAGAGCATGAGGCATCGTTGCGAGACGTGCGGCACGGTTGACGGACACGTCCCTCCCGATTGCCCCGAGAACACGGCGGCCGACGAACTGCCCGAGGGCCTGTTCGAGGTCGGAGGCCGCGTGTTCTATACGTGCCGGGGCTGCGATCAGTCGGTCGAGCTGGAGTGCGAGGTCGACGAATTCGATCCCGACGTCGCCTATTGCGGCGGCTCTCCCCGGTGCCTGCCTTGAGCGCGCCCGAACTCCTCCTCGCGTCCCGCAAGTGCGATCAGTGCCTCGCGACGCGGAACCGGATCGTCTCCGGCGCCCGTGCGGCCGAGCTGATACGGGAATGCCGGGCCGAGGACGTCCATTTTCAGTGCCACAAGGGCTCGATCGCGGGTCTCAACGTCCATTGCCGGGGCGTTCACGATATCACGGGCGGAGACGCGGCCTATCGGTTCGCCCGGCGGTTCGGGATCGAGGTCCGCGAGGTCGAGCCCGACGAGCTGGAGCGGCGGCGATGACGATCCTCTCGGATATCCGGCGCGAGGTCCACAAGGCCCGCCGGGAGCGCGCTCGCAAGAGGTCCCTCGGCTTTCCCGAGCCCCGGCTCGTGATCCTCGTCGGGAATTGGGACGCCTACACGGCCGAGCGCGCACATGAGGCGTCGCCCGAGTCTTGGGCAATGCTCGACCTCACGACGTTTGAGGGATGCAAGGTTGAGCGCGGGCCGTTCTCGGGCGTTGGCGTGGCGTGGCGATCGTGACGCCGACGTCCAAGGCATGCCGGCAAGTCGCGCGCCAGCTCGACCGGGCCTATCGCAACGCGTCGATCGCGGGCGCCGACGTCCGGGTCAAGGACCCGCGATATCTGATCAACCTTTTGCGGCGAGCTGCGCGGGAAATGGAGAGGCCATGATCGACGAGGACGACGACCTGTTCGCGGTGCGGCCGAAACCGGCGCGGCGGCCGGCCAAGCGAACCGTTTCGGAGACAAGCGCGCCTCCGCAACCAAACCCGAAAATCGAGCCCGTTTGTCAACCGGCACCCGTTCCGGTTGTGTCGAAGGTCGAGCCGTCGATCGAGTGGAGGCGCAACCCCGGCCACCTGCCCGACGACGCGATCGGGAAGCGGGTCCGCGTGAAGCTCCGCAATGGGTCGATCGGGAGCGAGGACGGCGGCTCCATGGTCCCGCCAGGATGGGCGGCGGACGGCAAGGGCGCGTGCAACTGGCGCCTCAAGAACCATCCTTTCGATATCGAGTATTACGTCGTCTTGTGACGTTGACGGCGATCCCCGGCTCAAGCATTCTGCGCTGGTCGGCGGTTTCCCCCTGTTGTCCGTCGACGCCTCCCGAGCCGCCCCTTTCCTTGCCCCCCGAGGGGCGGCTCAATCGCTACAGTCCGAACAACTTCGCGAGCGCGGCGTCGAGCAACTCGAACGACCGTTGCGAGAGGACTTGCGCCCACGCCATTTCGCCGAGCTGTTGCGTCAAGCCGGCGTCGACCATGGGCATGCCCGGCATGCGCTCCGCGTTCGTCGCCTCGACCATGTCGGCGAGTTGCTTCCCGATCGGTGCGACGAGCGAGAACACGGGCGGCCCGATCCTGGCTTTGCGCTCCGCGAGGTCGTCCTCGGACGTGACGCCCATCTTGCGCCGGGCGAGCTGGCTCCGGCTCATTTGCACCCATTGGCAGCGGCAACGGAACCCGAGCGGGGTCCAGTATTCAGCCACGAAAGGATGATCGAGCGGGAGAATGATCCCGTCGAACGCGGTATGGTCGCTCTTGCTCTTGGGAGGGTGGCGGACCCGTTCGTCCTCGGCCGTGAGCCCGCGCACGTAGGGGAGAGCGGCCTTGCTGTCCTGATACCGGCTCCAGCGGCCGGCGGCGCGGGCGATACGGAGGTTCGTGTCATAGATCAGCGCGACGCGATGGGCGATCCTGTCCTCATTGCCGCCGAGCCATCCCTTTGACCGGAGGATCGGCGTCACGAGCTTGGAATAGTCCTCCTCCGTGCCCCGGTTCGTGATCGTGTCGACGAGGCCGAAATAGAGGTCGTCGACGATATCGGTCCCGGCCGTCTGCGCCGCCGTGAAGGCTCGGGCATGCTCGGCCCGGCCCATTTCGTCCCACTTCCCCGACGCCTGGGGGTCCTTGGCGAGAATGAACGCCTCGATATCGGCCGCGTCGACTTGCAGCGGGAGGCGGTTCGCGGAGCGGAACTCAAGGTCGGGCATGGGGCCTTGATATGCGAAAGCCCGGCCCTTCGCCATAGGCGGAGGAACCGGGCTCTTTCACGGTGTCATGGGAGTAGGGAATCGAACCCTTCCGACTGCCTCGGGATGACGCCCGGCCGGTGCTTTGTCTCCCCGAGGTTGCCCTCGCCGTGAACTTCAATTCCGTTGCGGGTGCCGGATTCGAACCGGCGACCTCGTGGTTATGAGCCATGCGCGCTACCAGACTGCGCCAACCCGCGCCGTCGATATTTCAGAACGGCGCCCGCTTCGCAAGCCGCTTCTCGCGCAAGTGCGCCCGGTGCGCGTCCCGGCGCTGGATTTCGGAGAGCCGGGACGGCGTCATGCGCGGCGGAGGTCCCGGCCGATCGGGGAGGCTTGCGTCCAGCTCGTCGAGGCGACCGGCGTCAATGGCGGCGAGAATGCCGGCCGTGCCGCCCTGGACGCGCCGGGTCACGCCCCTTGCGCGTTCTCCGCGCCGACGCTGGCGGTCGCGCGTGTCGCGAGCATGGGGAGCGCGGTCAACTTGGCGAGCCGCTCGATCGGGAGTTGTTCCCATGCCTCCAGCAAGGCGACGCGGGCGCCCTCGGCCGACGTGACGCCCTGGAGCTTGTCGCGGAACGTGTCGACCATGGCGGAAAAGACGGGGTTCGTCTCCTCCAGCATGCGCGCGACGACGCGGTCGATCGCGTCCTCCTCGCCGGCCGCGAACGCCAGGGCGACGGGGTCGGGTTGCTTGATCGGCTCGAATATCTCGGGGCCGAACCGCAGCTCGCCCGTGAAGGGCTCCAGCGTGTCGAGGTCGACGTCGCTCGCGTCATGGGCGAACGTGACGTGCGGTTTGTATTCGGGATGATCCGACGTCGCGCCGCGCTCGATCATGCTCTCGTGGCGGTACTTGAACACGGGGTTTGCGAAGCGGAGGACGATCGCGCCGTCGTTGAACTCCTTTACCGCGCGCGGCCCGCCAGTGCCGACGACGACCTCGTCGCTCCCGCCCCAATCGTCGCCCATGTCGAACCAATCGACCGGAGTCTTGCTGTAAAGGATCGTGCAATGCAGCTCGCTCGCCGCGTCGAGGTCCTTGAACCCTTGCTCCTCGGCCCACTTGAGCAACGCCTTTGCACTCGCCGGCAAGAGCTTGCGCGAGACGTAGAGCGGCGCGGCGTCCTCGACCCCGAACTCGGCCTTGCGCTTCGCGATCCGGCCGCGACGCGCCTCGGCCGAATTGTCGTTCGCCGCCGGGGTGCCGCCGGGGACGGCCTTCGCCTGGGCCAGCTCGGCGGCTTGCTTCGCCTTGTCCTCCTCGGAGAGACGGTCCAGCTCGTACCCGTCGCCGTAGGTTTCGCGGACGCTCTCCTCCGTGCGCTTGATCCCGATCCCGTCGAGCTTGACGTCGCGCTCGGCCGTCGTGTTGACGTCCTCCGCGTCGTCGAGGATGCGATAGACGGTCGGCGGTGCGACGTCGTCGCCGTGGTTCCATAGCGTGAGCCACTTTCCGATTGTCTGTCCGAAGCTCTCGGAAATGAGGTCGCTATCGGCCTTGACGATTTCGTCCTTGACCCCCTCGTGAACCTCGGATTGCTTGCCGCCGACGCCCTGGGGAGTGGCCTTGCTCGTGCCGGGCTGGCCCAAGACGACGCGCATAAGCGCCTCGTTTTGCTCCGTGATGAACCCGCCGTAATCGCCGCCGCCGGTTCGGGTCGCCTCGTAAATCTTGACGAGGTCCTCCTTGATCGAGCCGGGCGGGAGGAGAACCGCGGAATCGCTGCCAACGCTCTGCGCGGCAGCGAGGCGCTTCGCCTTCTCCTCCTTGCCGTCGCCGTCGCGGTACTCGATTCCCACGGTCGGGCGGCCGTACTTTTCGAGGTAGAGCGCCCAAAACTTGATGCCGGCGCGCTTGAAGAAAATCGGCCAGTAGCACCAATGCGCCAGGCCAAGGCCGTAGAACGCGAAGTCGTGAGTCCCGCCGGTTCGCACGGTCCAGAACTTGTTCGGCGGAAGGGCCTCGCCCTCGATCCCGGCATAGGTCGACGTGAGCCGCAACTCGCCCTCGACCGTGAAGCCGAACCAACGGCGATCGGGAACGACAATGTCGTCGAGCCATATGATCAAGCGGCCGTCATGCTGTTTCGTCGTCCACATGGCCTCGGCGACGCCGTACCCATACCAAACCGCGAAGTGCATCAGCCCGGTTACGCGATCCCATCCGAGCGCCTTGAGCATGGCTCGGAGATCATCGGCCGCTTTGACCGATCGCGCGTCGTCGGGGTCGCCTGGAGCGACCTCCCAATCCTTCGACGTGATCGCGAGCCGCCGTTGCTGGAGGTTCGACATTGCGACGTCGTCGTCGAGGAGGTCGTCGAAAACCTCAAGGTCCCCGCCGTTCGAGGAGAGGACCTTGTCGGCGTTCGCCATGATCGTGCCGAGCCATGCCTCGGGGATGAACGTCGCCTCGGGACTGGCGACGACAATCCGGTCGATCATCGGCTCGGCGTCGGCCTCCTCGGGCGAGCCCTTGCGAATGGGTCCGAGGCGGAACGCCCCGGCGACGGTCGACATGAGCCTTTGAGCATATGGCGCGAGTGCCATCCTACCTTATCCTTTGCAGCGCGGACGGGACCGACCCGAACCCGAAACCCGTTGTCTCTCCGACCTCGGCCTCGGGTGTATCGCCGAATCGATAGCGCGAGTCACGTTCGACCACGGACGTTATCTCGGACGTGCCGGCGCTCGCGAAGTCGAACGCGTCGGTCGGCATGCCGGCAAGCTCGGCGATCATGTCGGAGAGCGTGTCGACCCAATCGTCGTTCGAGCCTTTGGGGAAGGCGCAAACCTCGTCGAGGAACGGCTCGATCCAGTCGTCGATACCGTCCTCCAGCGGGCCGGAGTTGACGAGGTAGATATGCCCATACTCGGCTTGCACGGCCGCCGGCTGCGCCCGCCCCGTCTTGTCGCCCCGGCCCACGGTCGACACGGGCTTGAGGGCGTGCCCTCGCATCGCCTTGACGTAGCTCTCGGCCTGCGCCTTGCCGGCCTGGGCAGGATCGACGGGGATACGGTGGATCGTGCCGGGCGGATCGGTCTCGGCGTAGGAGACGACCGTCTTTTGCACGGTCCCGGCCGTGGCCTGGAGGCGGTCGCCGTGGTCGAGGTAGAAGTCGGGGCCGACGTTGAACCCGCGCAAGGTGGCGCTCCAGTCGGGCGTGACGCCGGGAGCTGCCTCCGTCGCGGCGAAATCCCATGTCCGCACGCGGAGGCGCCCGGTCGAGGGGACGTGCGATCGAGGAATGATCTTGCCGGCGAACCATGCGCGCTTGAACAAGCCGCCCTCGCGCGCGGTCGGGCGCTGCTGATACTGGCCCGCGTAGGCGTATGAGCCCTTTGCCTTCTTGAGCCCCTCGACCACGTTCCGAGGGAACCGCTCCTCGAACAGTAGCTCGCCCTCGGCCGTGCGCGGGTCGACAAAGAACGGCTCCGCGCCAGGGAGCGGCTTGCCGTCCGGGCCAATGTCCTTTTGCCGATAGGTGCGGCATCGCGCGTCAATGCGGACCCCGTTCTCCTCGCGATAGCTCTCGAACTCCATCGGCAAATTGAGATGGACGTAAGGGAGCCCGAGCTTGAGGATCGTTCCGGCGACGTCGTCGGAGTGCAATCGCTGCATGATCACGACGATTGCGGATCGGCTCATGTCGTTGAGGCGATCGGGGATGGCCTCGCGGAAGGTTTTCACGGCGCGCGGGCGCTGGATATCGCTCTCGCCGCCGTCGACGTCGTGAGGGTCGTCGATCAAGACGCGGTCGCCACGGCCGCCGGTCATCTTCTCGAACGATCGGCCGGCGCGCACGCCGTTTTGCGAGGTCTCGAACCGCTTCTCGCCCCACTTGGAGCCGGGGCGGACGTGCGGATAGAGCGCCTGATACTTGTCGCTTTCGACGAGCCGGCGCATCTTGAGGTTGTCGCGGAGGACGTTGTCGAGCGAGAACGACGACGTAAGGAACTGCATGGAGCTGGAGCGCTCGCCGTTTTTGTCCCGGCCCTCGGCCCACTCCCACGCGGGCCAGAATACCGCGACCATGAGCGATTTCATCATGCCCGGCGGGACGTTGATCAAGAGATACTGAATTTCGCCGCGCGTCACGGCCTCAAGGTGCGCCGCGATAGCCTCGATCGCCCATCCCGACACGAACGGCCGGGAGGGTTCGAGGACGGGCCAAAACTCCTCGATAAACCCGATCAGCGATTTGCACTTGGCCCGGATGGCCTCGGCGTCGCGCTTGACCCGCTCGCGCTCCGCCTCGGCCCGCCGCCGGGCTATCTCGCGTTCAATGACGGAGAGGCGAGGGCGACCCTTCCGGCTCGTCGATTCCAGCGGCTTTGCGGCTAAGGCGGGCAAGCGTTTCTAGCTCCTCGTCAGACAGGTTCGCGAGACCCGAGGCGTCGACGTCCTCGTCGTCCTCGTCTCCGTCCGCACCCGTACCACGGCCGAACCGCTCGCGGAACGCGCGCACGTCGACATGCTTCCCCGCCAGCTCAAGGAACCCCTTCGCGGCGGCCCAATTCCGTTCGCCCACGCATTCGAGGTAGCAGCGCCACGCCTCGCCGAGGACCGTTTGCGCCGTGATTTTGACGGCCGAGGCGCGCTCCTCCATCGCCAGGGCAATAGCCTTGAGGATCACGGGCCGGCGCAAGAGCCGGTGCGAATGCGCCTGGGCCGAACTCTCCGTCGCATAGTACCCCGAGCGGATCGCGGCCGGCATGGCCTTGAGGTCGACGAGGAACTCGCGCACGAACAGGACGTCGCGCATTTCCATGCCGAACGCCCAAGGCTCAAGGGGGATATCGTCGCGTTCCTCGTCGGTCATGACGGGCGCTCTACCTCATTCGGGACCGGAACGGGAGTCGCTCCGATCTGCCGGCGAACCTCGGCCTCCATGTTGTTCGCGCCGGCTTGGTAGGCGTTGGCGATGGCCGATAGGAGCATGGATCGCTCGAACCCGCTCACGCCGCCCCCATCCAGCTCGAACGCGGCGGCATCGCGGAAAGCCTTCTCCATGCAGCGGGCCGCGTCGGCATGGCCGAGGAGCGCGCTCACTGGACAAGCTCCCGGCCGGCGTCCGTGATCCGCCAGGACAACCGCGAGACGCGGGGCTCGGGCTGTTCGCCGAACGTGGCGAGGCCCTTGCCCGTGAGGACGTGCAAGCCCTGCCGTTCCTGATCGGTCACGCCGTCGTGACGGAGGTCGCCCCGTTCGAGACGGCGAAGGATGCCGGCGACGAATACGTCGATCACTTGCGGGGTCTCCTTGCGGGTTTCTTGGGAGGGACGCGGACGATCGCCCGCCGTTCCTTCCATATGCGGAGCCGTTCGCTTTCGAGCGTGATATCGGGGCGAAGTACCCGAGGTTTCACGCCCGGCGGCGGAACGGGGAGGCGGCGGCGCTTCACTTGCTCCAGCCTTCCCATTCGTAGCGGTTCGGATGATCCGTGTTTTGCCGGTAAATGCCGACCCGGATCGAAACCTCGCACGGCTCGGCGCCCTCCTCGTCGGTCAAGGGAAAGGGTATGAGCGGCGGGTCCTCGGACGCCCGGATCACAACCGATCCGCGATCGACCTCCCGCGTCTGCGCGTTCCATGGCCCGCCGTAGAACCGGGCCGCGATCGGGACACGCCTCACGAGGGCTTGCCTCCCTCCGCTTCAGCGATCGTGGCGGCGGCCTCCATGAGCATTGCCGCAATTTGGATCGCCTCGTCGGGCGATAGGTGCGCCATGTAGGACGTCGCCTGTTCCTCGCCCGGCTTGGCGCCCGTGACGCCGAGGACGACTTTCGGCCCGATCGGGGATTGCGGCGAGGGGCCGACGACCACGCCCGAGCCCTTGCCGTCCGAGAACCCGATATTGACCGGAGCGGGGAGGCGGTCGAGCTGGAGCCTATGCCCCGCGCCGTGGTGCGGGTTGCTGCGAAGCGTGTCGATCATGAGTCGGCCTTTCCGGCTTGTGCGAGTCGATGGCGGGCGAGCATCTGGAGCGCGCCGTCGTTGTCCTTGAGCCACTCGTGATAGTCGGGGTCGAAGGCCATGCGCCACGCGCGGTCCAGCTCAAAGCCCTGGATCACGAGGGCGACGGCCATTTCGGCTCGGTCATCATCGGTCGGGATCATGGTCGGGCCGGCGGCTTTCAGCTCGGCGACGCGGGCGGCAAGTTGGGTGCGGTTCATGGGTCGATTTCCTTGAGGGCGCAAAAGGCAAAAAAGGCGAGGGATGCGAGCGAGAGAAACGCGATAAAGCCGTTCCCGAACCCGTATCCCATGCCGGCCCCGGCTCCGGTGGCGAACCCGGCGACAAGCCAAAATCCGCGCTTCACGCCCCGGCCCTCCGCATCCCGAGCGCCTCGGCGACGGCGTCGACCACTCGGCCGGATTGCGCGCCCTCGATCACTCCCCGCCGCATGACGTCGATTGCCCGGTCGCGATCGGCGTCGGAGTAGAGCCGGGGCACGGTCGGGGCGCGGTTCCCCTCGTCGTCGGGGACTTGCAGCATTCGAGCCACTTCGCGGAGCCCGTAGGCGTCGAGGAAATCGCATTCGTTGTCCGTCATGGTCGCCAGCTCGGCAACGAACCGCACGGCGTTCGCGAGGCACGATTGCTGCCACAAGGCGACGTCGGCGGCCTCGTGCGCGGTGCGCTTGGCTGGCGGGACGTCGACGGCGGTTTCCCATATTGCGGGCGGACGGCTGGCGGCGGCGACCACGGCTTGCACCACGCGGCGCATTGCCTCGGCTTTGGCGCATTGGGCGGCGAGGCGGGTTTGAGCCTGCCTCTCGCGATCATTTGCCTCGGCGAGGTATTCGCGGAGGTTGTCGCGGTTGAGCGTCATCCCGACGAGCGGGTCGTCGTGTTCGGAATATCCGCGCCGAGTGAGGATCGCGAGGACCTGTTCGAGGGCCTTGTCATAGCCGGCGTCGTGTCCTCGCTCATAGTCCGATTGCGCAAGTGAGGTCCCGCCGAGCGCGTCGATTTCGCGCCAGAGGGTGACTGTGGGGGTTGCGGCGACCGAGTCGCTCGCGGTATCTGCCTGTTCGGGCATGGTCGTTCCTTCCGACTATGTGGGGCGTCGAGCGGTGAACTCGGCGCCCCTTTCCGTATCACGATGCGGGATTGTTGCAAGCGCGTTGCAAGCCGAGCACGGTTGCTACCGTGTCGACCATTCCCGGATAAACCCAAGCCATCCCGTCCGGGCTATCATGGCTCGCGGTCAATCCTCCCTCTCCG